ATGTTCGCACTGGTTTTGTTTGTTTGCTACCTGGACGGTGGGTGTGATGACATTGTGGTGGATGTCTTCAATACTGAAAGTCAGTGCCTTGTGGCGATGGATGTACAGCGTTTACGCTATGGCGGATGCTACCCTGTTGAAGATTTCATTGACGGTTTCTGGCGTCCGGCTCAGGAATACAGTGATTTCTGATTATTGCACTTTCACCAGTGTCAGATGCCCGCCGAAGACGGCGCCGGTATCAATATAATGTAGGTTTTCACTGTCGAACCGCCGTTTGAGTGGGGTATGGCCGAACCAGAAATGGTCAGCACCCCGTATCGCGTCTCCCTTGCCTGAAAGCAAACGATTTATTCGCCCCCGGTTCCACAATAGCGCGTTCTGATCGACCGGCTGTAGCCATTCATACTGCACCGCAGGATAGTCAGCATGGGCGATAATATTTACGCCACTGCTGCAATGCAGCTCCAGTATTAAAGGCAATTGTGCGCATGACTTCAGTGCCTGCCCGGCCAGCTTGTGTTCTTCTGCCGAAAGATGCGTATACCACGTTCCGCCATTGACTAACCATGTCGACATCTCTCCAGTCGATAAGGCATCAAGCGCCATCTGTTCGTGATTACCGCGTACGCTCTGAAACCAGGATTTCTGCAGTAATTGCAGGCACGACAAACTGTCCGGGCCGCGGTCAATCAGATCGCCAACGCAAATGAGCAAATCCTGCCAGGGATCGAACCGTAGCGTGCGTAGCTGCGTCAGGAGCTGCTGATAGCAGCCATGTAAGTCACCCATAATCCAGATGTGACGCCATTTGTTGCCCTCAATACGCTGATACATAAATTCCCCCCTGTATTGAGTATAGAGAGAAGTCTAAACTTCATGGCATTGTCATAAGCATCTCATTTACCTCAATCTCCCCTAAACGAACCGGAAATAAAACTCACCTCAGCGTTAATTTATAATTCCGTTGTCCTTAGAATGGTATTTGAAACATTCAGAGGTGAATATCGTGTCTAATATCAGTCTGCAAACCAAAAACCTGCCATCTTCCCAACGACATATAATTAGCGAACTGGTTACAGGCCGTTTAATTCCGGGCCCAATCTGGCGTAAGCGAGAATACCGCCTGAAGTTTTTACTACGCTCACTGCTATTCTGGCCCTCCACCGTCAGGATGTTAGATGCATTATCCCGGCGACCGGGTTTCGACGCGCAACTTCAGGCCCAGGTCACTTTACCGAGTAAATCTCATCGCCAATATTTAACGCTGGGACTCAGTGCATCTCAACGCGCCGATGCCATTATTAGCCACTACGACTGGCTTGATAATGAGCTATCCAAACGTGCGACAGACGCGTTCACCGCAACCCTGCCGCAGCAAATATTGCGTTTTGCGGGTAAGGATGGCGCCGAATTCTCTGTATTCGCTTCGGGTGCACATAAAGCAGAACGTGAAGGCGAAAGCACGCTGTGGTTTTATGATGGCAATAACGCCCTGCTGGCAAGCGTCACATTTAGCGTCACCACTGAAAATGGAGAACGTGCGCTGGTCATCGGGGGCCTTCAGGGGCCGCGCAAAAATGTCACTCATGAGGTGATTAAAGTCGCAACCAAAGCCTGCTATGGCATCTTCCCGAAACGTCTGCTTCTCGAAACCTTATGGCAGATGTGTGCCAGTACGGGCATTAATGCTGTTTACGGTGTGAGTGATAACGGCCACGTCTTCCGCGCATTACGCTATCGTTTGAGCAAAGGTCGACACTTTCATGCCAGCTACGATGAATTTTGGTCCTCTATTGATGGCGTAAAGAGTGATAATTATCGCTGGCGTTTGCCTTTACACATGGCGCGAAAACCGCTTGAAGAGATTGCCAGCAAAAAAAGAGCCGAATATCGTCGTCGTTTTCAACTACTTGATGAAATACACGCCTCACTGAATAATTACTTTTAATCATCATCGCGGGCAGAAATTTTTTCTGCCCTTACTCGCTGGTTTTATTAATAACGTTTGAAATCAGGGGCCTCAGGAATAATTTAACGATATATCCTTAAAGGGAATTAATTCATGTTAGTGTGGTTATTCCATTCCTCAGCCCGGAGGGGCTATCCCAAACCTAAAATTTGTTTGCCTGGTTTGCAACGGAAATCAGTTTTTGTTTACGCAGTACAGCCCTGAAAAAAATGATCCACATGGGGCAATATGTTCGGTCTGTGGCGCCCGGCTCACGCTAAAAACTTGCATCCCGAAAAGACGTCGGTGGATTAAGCAAGCCTCATAAATGCGAGGCCTCATATGAGGCCTCACCACAACGACGTCGCGTTGGAGTCAGAGGAAAGATTATCTGCAAAGCGCATCCGGAATGGATGCTGCTTTAGAGGGGATCAATAAAATTGCCGAATCGCCTGTTCAGTTTCACGTGCGCTGACCAGGTCAGAAAACTTTGCAATCAGGAACTCTTCCCCATCCAGCACATAAGTTTCGATTGGCAGATCCAGGAAGGACCGTTGATCGTTTCTGTAGCTGACTTTTTTCAGGTCATCTTCAACAGAAAGGTGCTCGACCTTGCCACCGGGGAGTATTACCACAACATCTTTGCTCATGTCGTTATCCTCAGTTTTGTTTAAATTGCATACGACAGTAGCACAGCCTTTTGGTCATCGTCTCTTCTTATGTTTCATCATCGTTTGCCGTGCCAGCAGCACCCAAGTCATAAACCATAACGGTGACGCGCTCGTTGTCGACACACTTTTCCTCTACGCTGCGCCAGCCCAAATGACGATAAAGCCCCTGCTGGTCTGGCGTGTAGAGCCATAAGGCAGGATAACCCGCGAGCGAAGCAGCCTCTACGAGTGCGCGTATCAGTTTACTGGCAACACCTTTGCCGCGATGTTGCGGAGCAGTGAGCACTTCCCCAAGCCAGTATTTGCGCTCAAAATCATCTCTTAACTCCCAGGTGATAATACTCGCTGTTGCCAGTAACTCAGTTGATTCCAACGCCACCAGGGTGATTTCTTCATTATGGCCCATGGACCGTTGCTGCAGACGCGAGATAATCTTCTCTTTTGATGACCAGCGTTCAAAATCCGACCATTCCTGGTAGAAAAGCGTGGCTAACGTATCCGTTATTTCTCGCTCACTGTCCTGTAAACGTACTATGTCCATCGCCATTCCTCTGCTGGTAATTTTTCAATGATTCTAAAAACGTTGGCTGATTGGGTGCCAGATTATGAAATGGTTTAGCCCGTGTACAGGCATTACGAAGGGGAGATTAACGGGGCAGTTACGTCCTGATGGCAGATTCGGCAACAAGGGTCAGCAAAGCCCGGATTGAATTGCGTTTATCATCATAATTAACAAAAAGGGGATATTTTCAGTAACGTTAGAGATAAAGGAATGACTCGACTTGTCTTTGGCTGGTTTTCCAGACATTAAGATATGACGTGCGTCGTCATTCCCCTGTTCACATTACACCGAAAAAAAACATCATCCCGTGCTTATAAAGCGCATTAGGTGAGACCTGCTTCGATCCAAAACGACCTATATATGTGCTACCACACCGTGGCCGCGCTAACCAGACTAACGAAAAGTAGATTTTCCGAATACTCTTTAAGTTCCTTAAGATAACCTTCGTCATTGTATTTCAACATTTCAATAGCTGACGCAGCACTTTCAGCTTCAACTTCAAAATGATGTTTTTTATAACCATGCTTTTTAAGCAGTGCGGCAGCTTCTTTATCAATGCTAGCTTTAGTAAACACTCTTGCGCGGGAATCGTTGTAATAAAAGACATAAATACTCACGTTAACCTCCATGCACTCAGTGAAAGTACCCGTTTCTAAATTAGCATTTAATAACAAGGTCTGACAGACAGGGGGGATCAATTTTTACGTTATTTAACGCGCATTATCACTGCTCGCCCTTTGGCTTGCCGGCAAGACAGACATTTTTTGGCGTTCTTAAGTATGTACTCAAAGGCAGGCAGGACGGTGTTCCCGGAAAACGGCAGAAAAGTATCGAGATGCGCGCAAAAAAGAATTTATTCTGGTATAACGTTTTCAGTGCCGAAGATGGGAATTCGGACAATTTTCGGACGAAGCCCTGTAAGTCCTTGCCTGCAAAGACAAACAAAAAAAGACCGAATACGATTCCTGTTTACGTTCCTTCCTCTAAATCCCTCTTAATATCAACAAGTTAACCCCAAAAACCCCGTAAAAAACACTCACCAATACTTACCATTGCACCCATTCAAGATCAAACACTTGTCATATTTTTCGAGTCTCGCTCGGGAAAATTTCGGGATCCGTTTTAGATCATCAGCAATAGCTACTCTTTCAGAAACAGACTGGAGGTTCTATGTGCGGACGATTTGCTCAAGCGCAGACGGGTGAAGAATACCTGGCTTACCTGGCAAATGATAACATCGCGACATTGCATATGACCCCGAACCCATTGGTCGTTACAACGCAGCCCTGGCACAAAGGTATTGCTTCTGAGCGAACGCGGCGAGCAGTTTCATCTCGACCCAGTGTATTGGGGTTATGCTCCCGGTTGGTTGGATAAGCCAGCGCTAATTAACGTCCGGGGCGAAACGGAGACCTCGAGTAATATGTTTAAACCGCTATGTCTATATGGCCGCGCTATTGTGTTCGCAGATGGATGGTTTGAATGGAAGAAGGAAGTCGACAGGAAATAGCCGTATTTCATACACCATGAAGACTGACAACCAATTTTTATGGCTGCGAATGGTAGCAAGTCGTTTGAGCGCGACGATTAACTATAAGGATTTTTGATTGTTACTGCTGCTGACCAAGGTTTTGTCGATATACACGACCGGAGACGATTGCTTTTGTCACCGAAGACTGGTCGTGAGTGGATTCGGCAGGAAATAAGCAATAGGGAAACTGGAGAGATAGTGATTGATGTTAAGGCTTCACCTTTTCACCCGGCATATCGTAAAACCTGCTATTGGCAATCCCAAAAATCAAGGAAAAGCTCTTATACATCCATAGACTTTTCCATGATTAGTTAGAAAAAAATCCGCACAGATACAAAAAAATAAAATCATTTAATCGAGATATGTTTCATATTCATCACCCTGACCAACTACTGGTTTTTGTTTATAAAGGTAATCGACCTTTTCAACCTCATAAACCTTTGCACTATCGCCTATATAGCTAGCATCACCTGCCTTAAATAGTACCAAATTAACCCCATCACCAACTGTACTTTTAAACTTTATCCCATCATAACCTTCCATCCTAATACATTCAGATATAAGTTGCGTCACCAAATACCTTCCTTCTAATGAAGGAGGGGTCGCAGTATTATAAAAACTCGCCATTTTGGCATAAGCAACCATTAACACCAAAGCACCTTCGTTTTCATAAAAATCGATGAAATCAGGCTCATTAAAATCGAAAATTTTCAATGCGCGATTAATACTAAATTTACCTACTGATACTACATCGGTAGGATGTGGTCGAATTTCTGCCAGCGCTGTGTACTCATCTGTTGCGCAGTACAGATAGGAAACGCCAGTTCTATTAGCTCGACCGTTGGTTGCTTTAAGCGGAGGAACAGATGATATCTGATCCTCTTTATAAGGTACGTATATTTTTCTTCCTGAGCGATTAAAGGCTTCATGTGCAATTTTGATGCTTTCAACTCCTGTCCTGGCTCTATAAACGATTGAGGAAAACTCAACTATTTTAGCAAAACTCCTATTAAAGCCAGATATAACACGTCGAACATCAGACTCAAAATCATGGTAGTTTTGAGTCTCTAGTTTCTTTGATAGCGTATCAAATAAATGATCTTCAGTGTTAATGATTGAATACAACGGCATGTTGTATTCACCATCAAAATACCCTGCATAAATGCTAATGCCATTATCGTCGTAGCACTCCATGCTACACAAATCGCTATCCAGTTCTTCTGCTTGATCTTGATTTAAGTTATCAAAAAAATCTTTAGTGAAAATAAAACCCGATTCCTGCATAAAGCCTGAGAAATCATCCCCTCCGAAATGATGGTTATACTGCACCTCATCATAATAATATCGTAAAATAGCTTTTAATAAATTATGAAAATCAGGCGAATCAGACTCAAGACACTCAGCAAAAACACCACACACAGAGCATAGATTTTTTGAGCATTTCTCCTCTACATATCTCTGAACACTCAGATTAGCGACATGCGCTTTACAAATATACATGGAAGTTCCCTTTTCTGTTATTAATCATGTTGTTAATACTACTTTACTTATTTATTTTACATGAAGAAGATCGGAATATCTTGTAGTATAGCGCGGAGAGAGCATTTCTCTTTTCATCTGCCATTGCTGCTGTATTCCCTGCCCTGCGAAATACAACGTTCCGCGCCCGTCTTTCGCGTTGAGCTGATCCAGCAATGCCATCAGAGGTTCGCTGTTCGAGCGCGGCGCGCTGTCGTCGAACAGATTTAATTGCGCTACACCATGGCTGAAAAAATCTCCCAGCATCACCCCTGCTTTCTGATACCGGTGGCCGTCTTTCCAGACCCGGTCAAGACAACGCATGGACGCTGCGATGATGTCGCGCGTATCCTGAGTTGGCGTCAGCAGCTTCACTGAGGCGCTGTTACCGTAATAAGGTTCATTGGGCGCGAACGGGCTGGTTTTCACGAACGCTGAGATAAACCGGCAATACTGGTGCTCGCCACGCAGTTTCTCCGATGCGCGCGCGGCGTAGCTGCAAATGGCCTGGCGCATCTCTTCGTAATCGGTGATGCGTCCGCCAAATGACCTGCTGCACACGATTTCCTGCTTAGCCGGTGCGAATTCCTCCAGCTCGAGGCAGGGCTCCCCGCGCAGCTCCCTGATGGTTCGTTCCAGCACCACATTGAAATGCTTTCTGATAACCCAGGTGCTTTGTTCGGAAAGATCGAGCGCCGTCTTGATGCCCATGGCGTCCAGCTTCTTGCTGATGCGTCGCCCTACTCCCCAGACGTCCTCGACCGGAATTAATGCCATCAATCGTCGCTGGCGGTCGACATTCGACAAATCCACCACACCGCCAGTCTGCCGCTGCCACTTTTTGGCGGCATGGTTAGCCAGCTTCGCCAGCGTCTTTGTCGGTGCTATCCCGACTCCAACTGTCAAGTGTGTGTTCTGAAATACGGCAGCACGCAGTTCCCGCCCGAAATCTTCCAGCACCCGACAATTACGCACGCCAGTCAGGTCACAAAATGCCTCATCGATACTGTAAATTTCCACACGGGGGCTCATTTGCTCCAACGTTGTCATCACCCGTTCAGACATATCAGCATAGAGTTCGTAATTGCTGGAGAACGCCACAATACCGTGTCGCCTGAATTGCTCTTTTTGTTTGAAGTAGGGTTCGCCCATAGTGACCAACGGCTTTGCTTCCGCACTTCTGGCAATTACGCAACCGTCGTTATTTGAAAGAACGACAACCGGCCGCCCGCGCAGGTCTGGCCGGAATATCGTCTCGCAGCTGGCATAAAATGAGTTCAAATCGCAAAGGGCAAACATAAAATTCACGAATAGATACTGTTTTTATATACAGTATAAGCATGAGTAACTGATCGCTACAACCGATCGATATCATGAATTTGATCGATTGTAGCAATGAGCATTTTTTAGACAATTAGCGGATTATAAATAAACTCTAATCAGCCAGGTGAATGTATGTGGTGGGCTTTTGGCATCCTTGCCGTGTTCGTCCTTCTGGTCGCTTTCATCGTCAGGTCACATCTGCAGGATATTGATAATGATTATTGAGACTCAAGCTTCACCAGACGAGCTTCAAGCTCATCCATGCGCGCCCAGCACGCCTGAACAGCGTTAACCACAGGTGGAATAAATTCATCGTACCCAAGAGAATAGACATCCTCTCCTCCGTTAACTGAATGATGTTGCAGGCCGCCGAACTCCACTCCCAATGATTCGCAAAGTGACTGCACTTCCTGTGCAATAAACCAGTGATGGAAACGCTGCCGCTTATGCGTTCCATCAGGTGTATGCTGAATCGTCTGCTCGATGTACGTTTCTTCACGGTCTTCCATAACCGTAAGCAATTCACCATCCACTTCCTTTTCAACCGGAACCTGTACTGTGCGAGTCTTTTCTATCACTTCCACATAGTCATCACGCAGGTCCCAGCGACCATCAACTGCGCGTAAACCAAGGATAAACTCGATCCCCAGTTCGGTGTTTCTTATATCGGATTTATCACGCAGGTCTGATCGGTTCTGTACAGTGCCGTACACGTAGGTGGTACTTGCTGAATTACCCACCTGGTTTTGATTGTCCCCTGATACTCTTGCATCTGCTCCAAGCGCCATCGTGTTATTGAAGTTAATGGTGCTACCACCAGATAAAGTCAGGCGACCTGCATTGAAACCCAGCGCGGTGTTGTTACTTCCGGTCTCATTTGTGATAAGCGATCCGTTCCCTACACTGACATTTCCCGTACCCGTTTTCGTTGCCAGCTGAGAGTTTGTGCCGACACCGAGATTGTTATCTCCCGTTACTGACTTGAGTGCAGAATGCCCTATAGCAACAGTGAAAAGCCCCAGTGATATCGAGGCAGTACAGGCCTCAAACCCAATAACGACAGAGCGCTCTACCAGACTGGCAGCGGTCGCCGCCCCGGCACCCACGACTACACTTTGCTTCCCGGCCAGGTTTGCGGCCATTGCGTACATGCCAATGCCCGTATTGTCATGCCCCGTTCCAGCCCCTGGGGCCGTTGCAGCGCCTGTGCACTGACCTGCGCGATAACCAACAAAAGTGTTGTTAGAGCCAATGTTGAAGTCACCGCAAAAAGAACCGATATAAATGCTGTTTGACAGCGAATAGTCCCCCGCATTGCCGTGTGCACGATAGCCCATCGCGACAACATATTGATCTGACCCTCCCTCCCCGCCTGCGGATGCACCGTAAAAGCAGTTGAAGCTACCGTCAGTCAGTTTGCCTCCAGCCACGGTACCGAAAAGGGAGTTATATCGCCCGTTCATCAACCATTCACCGGCGATTGAACCCATAATAGTATTGCCATCGGCATTCAGTCGGTAACCAGCCTGAAAACCTGATACGGTGTTATTGTTTCCCACCTTGTTTGTCATCAGAGAGCGTGAACCGAAGGCGGAGTTATTGACGCCGGATTCCAGATCTATCATCGACCTTGCACCATACGCCGTGCTGTTATACCCGGTAGGCTGAGTAATCGGATCGGTAAGTTGTGGGTCTACTTTTGAGCCACCACCACTGTTACCAAAAAGATTATAGGAGCGGGTCATTTCTGCAGATGACCCTAATCGCAGATAACCTTTGGCAATATTAATTTTGACGTTGACGGTGAGTGCCGTACCGGCAGCAAGAATGGTGCGATCATCAACCCAGGTGAAAGGTGTATTAACACCGTCATAGGTAAGAGTTACCGCGTCTTTGTTTGGGTAGTCATAGAGAAGCGTGTACCTCTCCGCTACACTTTCTGAACCTGATGACCCTCCGCGACGCCACCATTCGGCGTTATCAAAGACGAGCACGCCGGGGCCGTAATACTGGGCCTTTTGCCCGAGCGCCATCGGCGTAGAAATGCGCCACATCCCGACAGGTACGTAGAGAGGTTTGTTAGCCGCCTCTGCTGCCTGGAAGAATGAATCACAAAGTGTCACCCCACCCGAGATCGCGCCCCATCCGCGCACATCTCCAGTATCGCGCCAGCGCGCCAGTTGTAATTCTGGATACAGCGTAGCACCTGCCGGATTTGAAATCTGGCTGCGCAGAACGGCGTCGCCTACTCCTAACCAGGCCCCCAGGCTCACTCCGCCTGAACTGGCAGGCGTTGAACCTGCCGGAACAGTTTTCGGGAATGCGCCATCCCAGCGGTAATACTCACCAGTGCTGGTATCGCGTAGAACCTGGTTAGGCAGCGTTAGCGTGGCGCCGGCCTGGAACGAGTCAAGTGTGATATAGCCAAACGCAGCAATGGCCGCCTTGGCCAGTTGCTCAAGCCCGTACCAGGTCTGGCGATTGCGACCGAAGCGATCCTGCCAGATGGCGTTGGTAATGTCGTTAATGGCAAAGTCAAAGTTCTGCGCGTTGTCGAACAAATCTTTGGCAGCAGCGGACCCCAGCGGGTTGCCGGTGTGGTATACGGTCATACGGGCCTCATAAATGAGAAAACCCGCCGAAGCGGGTTATTTTATTGTGTTGTGATTAAGTGACATCGCCGGGGTATGTGGCGTCGTCAAAAGCGTAAAAAGAATCCTGATATTCGGACGCCGTCACCTGGCAGGTTCCGTCTGATTGCGGAGCTATCTCAGTGACGATCGCGTCATAGCCTGTCTCGGAAGATGAATAAAAAATAAGACGCGGCATTTCTACTGCCGGGTCATCCAGGATCCACTCATCAAAGTTGAGCGAGCTGGTTAATGCCAGTGTGAGGGTGTAATCGTCGACCCGTGCAGGCGTCAATAACGGCGTAGCTGAACCATCCTGCAGGCGCAACATCACGCGCGGACTGGTGAATGACCAGTCGAGCGGCTCACTGACTTCCAACGTCAGCAGCGAACCAGACAGTGAAGCGTTGACCACCAGACAACTGAGCGTGTTACTGCCCGGTATATCGTCGGTCAGCACCAGGCGGTCGCCGTAGTTGTAGCAAAGCGCATCCATCTCCGTAGTGGTGGTGAATGTCATTCGCTGGTTCAGATACTTCACCAGGCGTCGCATGCCTATGCGGTAAGCCCTGTCCTGACTGACGACACCGTCCAGTTTGTAACTCTCGATTTTCACCGGGGTCGGATTGTCTGAGGTACGGCACTGCACCGTTTCCTCAGTCCAGGTGGTACCGTTGATATACGTGACATCCACGCCGTCGTAATCGTCCTGCGACGGGACAGAAAACGCCGTCTGTAGCGCCTCTGTTGTCTCCTGCGGGGTGATGGCACCCACCCAGTTTTTAACCCCCTCACGCCCTACGGACGCCAGCCCGTCCGAAAGAAGGAAGTACCCCATTCCGGCATTCGCAATCATTTTCAGCACATCCAGCGCTGACGCACTGCTGTCAGCGGCCTCAAAGTCGAAGGTCTCACCGCGAGGCGTCCAGTAGGTGTTTTCCAGTGAGTTGATGGTGGCCGTGTCGATATTGGTCATGCCCAGGCCGGTCAGAACATGCATCAGCGCGCCACTGATAGAGCGCGAAGTGTAGCCGTCATACAGCCTGGTCGCCTCAACGTTCACTCGCCGATCCGACTGACTGGCCAGGCGATTACCAGTGCGGATGGTCAGGGCCATAGTGGTTACGCCAGCGTACGAGGTTGGCCGCTTCGACAGCCGGGAGCGCAGCGCCTGCCAGTAGACTGCGTTGACCGTCTTTGCGCCCCCTATTTTAGTGGTGCGCCGCACCCTGACTTCGTATTGCGCCGCAGCCAGCCCGCTGATACGCCTGGTGTATCCATGCCCGTTCGCTGTTTTGTTCTTAAAATCGTAGGTAGCCTGCGACCAGCTGCCACCCAGCGCTGCGTTACGGTACTGAACCAGAACGCGTACGCTATGTGATTTTGAGGATCCGTCGTTTTTGTACTGAATATGGCCGTTCGGGAAAATGAAGTTGTTCTCAATGACCGTCGTGGTTTCGCCGTCCGGGCAGGACAGGAACGGTCCCAGCCAGTTCTCGGCATCATTATCACCGGACACTATCGCATCCAGCACGGTTCGGCTGGTAAACCCCGGCCAGGAGGCATCCACCACCGTCGAGCCGTCCGTGGTCACCAGCAAGCGCGAGACGGTAATGGTCGTATCATCGACCGCATCGATGATGAAAAGCCCGGTACCGTACATCACTGAGAGGCGCTGGGTGCCTGCCGGAATACCGGTGAATGCTTTCCCCGTCGCTGACGTGTACGCCAGCGTAATATGCGCTGGTACGCCCGCAGCGCCACCACTCGATGCCACGCCAGACACATTCACCGGGCTGGTACCGAATACGGCGGCAGGCAGCGTTGAGTTGACAATCGTACCGCCAGTGAAAGGGCTCGACAGTTCGTGAATAACCACCTTGCCCGAGCTGTCGATAGCCACCAGCCCCGAACCGGTCAGTGCATCTGTAATTACGTTTACCAGGCCGCTCATGTTCACATAGTTGGTCACCAGGCTGACTGTATAGGTGAATCCCTGCCAGGTAATGGTGAACGTGTATGGCGTGGCGGTAAAGTCGTAGGTGGACGGCGCGGCGCTGGCCGTAATACTCGCCGCACTGCCACCGACACCCGGCACCGGCGGTACCTCAGCGGTGTACGACGCGACAAACAGGTCATAACTGTTATCGTTGAAGGTCAGCGTGATCGGCATGCCCACAACCGGCACCAGTTCGGTGAAGTCACCGTAAATAACGCTGTATCCGCCGTCAGCACTAATCACGTAGCTGTCCGGCGCAACGACCGTGATTACGGTACCCGGCACCCAGGAACTCGGCACACTGATGTCGTCAGAGCTGCTGTCGTCATCGTCGTTTTCATTGCTGACGCCAATCAGCGTGATGGTATTGCTGTCGAACAGCACCGCGTCTGAACTGAGGTAGATTGAGTCCGGCGCCGTGGAGTTAGTGTCCAGTCCCGACCCACTCGACGTGCCCCCCACTTCCGTGGATGACCACCAGTTTTCAGACCGGGAGTCAGCACCCACATTCGCGCCTGGTGGATAGATGGTGTACGCGACGTCAGCACCGAAACTCGCCACTGGCGTGCTGCCGATACGAATGCCTGACTGGGGGATGCTGAAATTTCCCACGCCGATGCAGAGCATCATGCTGGTTCGGAATACCTCAGGATCAGCAGAATCAAACCGACTGATGGGCTGCAGGATGTAGTCGGGATACACCCGGTATTTTCCAAACACTTCCCGGATGGGGTCGCCCAGCTTCACGGAGTTCGCTTTGGCTGGATTCAGGTCAAGCTGGTCGCCGTTCTGCGCATTCTGGTTTGCGCTGTCCAGCTGGCTCATCATGTACAGAGAGAACGCAACGCTTGCTACGGCAACGGCCAGGGCAACATAAGCGCCGTATGCCGCCATAAACGCGGAGACCGCTTCGCCCGGTACCGGATAAATGTGCACGTCGCTGTCAGGTTCGATAACGACGTCGGCCCATTGCTCTGCCGGCACCGCTCGCCCGTCGACATCCACCGTGATGGGATGCTGCATATCCAGTTTGTAGTCGGTCACGTTTTCCGCCAGCCAGCGGTCAATCGTCATGCGCTTGTGTGCGTGCGTTTCCAGAGGCTCGCCAGGGAGTCGTGAAGGATAAAATCTGATGGTCACTGGTAATACTCCACTTTCACATAGCGGCGCTCAAAGCGCGCCAGCGGCAGGATGGCCACGTTATTGCGTGGGTTGCTTTCGATAACCTGCAACTGCCCTCCCAACTCCACCACAATGCCGACATGGGAAATCATCCCGCCTTTGTAGCAGGCCGCCACCGCGCCGTGCTCAGGCCCGCACCGGGTTGCCTCCCTGAGTACGCCGCGCGCGGTCTCATCCATCGAATCGTCCTTGATTACACCCTCCAGTACCGGCCAGGCGGGAAGCCCAAGGTCTTTACGCACCTCATGAACGATGCCGTAGCAGTCGAGGACCGGATAAATGCGGCCCCCCATCCGCCATTTGACGGTCAGGTATTTATCGATGTTGAACATGGAGATCCTTACGAAAGGTGACGCAGTCCTGGGAAATTGTTGAGGAGATAGCGGTACCGGGGCCAGGCAGTGTCCAGCACATTCATGTAGCCGGCGGTTATCTGCACCTCGGTAGCGGTCCAGTACCCGGATTTAATGTTCAGCGAAAAAGGGACTTCAGCTGGCGCGGTCAGATCGTCCGACTTGTAGCAGCGGTAAGTCAGTACGGACCCTTTAATCACGGGCAGGGCTTTCTTGATGGTCGCCGACACGACGCCCTCGATATTGCTGATGGCAAAGCGCAAGTCCTGGGTGCCGTCTGCATTCCTGGAAGGTAGCGCAAGGTCGATGCCGCAGGCAATAAAGGTTGCCGAACTACCATCCTCCAGCGTTACTGTCATATCCTCGTAGCCCTGCGTCAGCCAGAATGTCTCAGCCCCAACTTCAATCTGCAGCGTATTGATGATCACCTCGGTGCCCGAGGATGCGTAGAGCCTGTTAATTGCAGTCATGCGGACGGCCACTCCCGGTTCAGTGCCAAATCAATGATGCTCTGGTTTATGATGAAGTCCGGGAAATATCCCCAGTCTGGCGGCAGGATCGGACGCTCCCATAATTCAAGCGTGGCGCTGTATTGCCAGTACCCTAAGCCGATCAGTGTTGGTCCCTGGTAAATATCAACGAACCGGCACGCATAATCATTCAGTCCGATTGGCGCACGAATGCGCATGTTGAACCAGGCTACCCCATCCGTCAGCGCATCCCTGAACCATGCCTCAAACAGCTGCGACTGCACCTCATTAAAAATCCAGGTCACTCCGGCCTGCGTCGGCGTCGACGTGTACTTTCGTCGCTGCCTGGCGCGGCCCGAGGTTAACTCAGTTCTCAATAATGGGCTGACAGGCTGGTAACCGAGGCCGGTTCGCTGGGCTAAAGGGAGGTATTCGTGCGGGTAGTTGATGTCGGTTTGCTTACCCATTAACCGGTTCTCCTTCTGGTGGCCCACCCGCTTTGTAGGCCTTTAGACACATTGCCTTTTCCCGCAGCCAGGTCACCACTGATTTGCTGGTAGACCTGCCTGCCGCCGCGGGCAACGGCTGCTTCCACCAGCGCAATGGTTTTATCATCGGGGTTGCCGTTGATCTGGATGGTCGGGCTGTAGTGATAAGCAGCGCCGCCGCCCTGCATATCCCGGTTGCTAATGACCTTGCCGTTATCGCCTGGGATCATGTACTGGCTGCCGTTGCTGGCTTTGAAGATTTCAGGCTTCCCGCCCTCACCCACCCGGTACATGGCATTCGCAGATACCGGGCCGCCGTGCTCGCGCGCGCCACTATAGGAAATACTGCCAATCGTAGAGAGAAGCTGCCCACCAGCGGCTGCAACACTTGCCATCGCAGCAAGGTTCGCTGGGTAGGGTCCTGATGCCATTGCATTGGATATAGCCACCTGAAGGTTCAACATGCCCTGCGCTACAGCAAAACCTTTGCTAAGGGCAAACATAGCTGCGTATGCGGCGTTATTTTTCCCTGCTGCACCAGCAATCAAGTTGGCTAGACCATCAAAACCTTGCGCAGCAGAACCAAGTATCGTACTGATAGCTTGCGACTGCTGAACCGCCTCATCCTTGACTATCTGCAGTCGCGCATTGGCCGCCTGCATTTGAATCGCAGTCTTTGCATCCTCGTACTGCTGGATGTTCAAAACGCCCAGTTCCTGGTATTTTTGCAGCGCCAGTAACTTTTGTTGCTCCTGCTGATTAATCTGAGCGTTGGGGTCTTCCGCCACTCCCGTCACTGGATTAACTGAAGTCTTACCTGCAGCAACTTCCTGATTCACGAATCGCGAAGCTTGTTCGGCTTGCTGGCGCATTTTCAAGGCATTGGTGACATCCCAGATTTTCGCCGCATATTCTCTCGCCTCATTGATTTGAGTCTGCGTTGCTGCACTCCCGAGTGACTGTTCAGCCCTGAGCATCGCCTGCTCGCGACTTAGCTCTTGCGTCGAACCGGCCGCCAGCTCTGATTGCTGTTTGAGGTTCGCAAGCTTTTGAGCGATTGACTCCTGCTGCGCTGCGGATGTTTTTCCCTCTTTATTATTTTCCTTGCGCGCCTCGGTAATCCGGTAGGTTTCGGCATACTCGTCCTGCAACGCCTTTATTTTCTTCGGATCCGTAACACCAGCGTCAACCGCATCAAATTGAGCCTGAAGGCGTGCCCGCGCTTCGCCCTCCTCTTTAGCAAGGGCTAACCTGCGCTCTGAGTTCTGCTCCAGTTTCTTGGTAGCTTTGTCGTCGCCAGATGAGGTTGTGGAGTTGAAACCCTGATTGCTTTTTGCATCTGCGGCTGCTTTAGCTCTTATATGAGCTATTTCCTTTTCCGTGGTTAAGAGTTGCGATCTCGCTTGTCCAACTCTCTGGTTATAAACAGTCTCAGTTTCGTACCAGCGCCTTGATTCGTTGATTTCCTCATTGTATTTTTTCTGGTCGCTGATAAGTTTCGGCATCCTGGAAGAATCGCCAACGTTGTTGTTATAGAAATTAAGGTTGTTCGCAACATCCTGCATCAGCCCCGCGAGAGTGGACGTGAGGCCAATTGCCTGATTGAGATCTCCTATTGCGTTTTTAAAAGCAACATCAAGGCTATTTTTGGCCCGGTCGATACTAACCGGCATCTTATCGAATTCTTCGTTTACCGATTGGGACTGCTTCTGTATTGCATTGAGTGCATCCTGCGCGGTGAGTTTACCTTCCAGCATGCGGTTGCGAAGTTCGCCAATAGATATACCCATGCCAGCTGCTATCTGGCGCGCAAGTTCGGGCATCTGCTCGAGTATGCTGTTAAATTCTTCAGCCCTTACCGTTCCCCCTGCAATAGACTGCCCGAACTGGCGTAAGGCATTCGACATTTCCTCGGTTGATGAACCGCCAATTGTGCCGATCTTTTGCAGCGTAGAGGTGAGCTGTAAAATCTGGGTATTCGTAGCGCCAGCGCTTTTCAGTGATGTGGTTAGAGATTCCCAAAGCCTTTCAGTATCACCAAGGCTATTCCCTGTTTGAGAGGCGATTGATGACAGGGTTTTCATCGACTCTTTCGCAGCATCTACGCTCGGGCTCAAGCGCGTCACCCTGGCCTGGAGCGTATTCATCTCGTCTCCTATTTCAATTAGCTTTTTGGCTGTTTCAATTGTGAAAGCTGCGGAAATCGCCACGCCAACTTTATTGAGAACACCTTCGAATTTGCTAATAGACTGAGATGTTTTATCGAACCGCCCCTCCATCTGAGAAAGGCGCTTATTGATTTCCTGCTGACCAGTAATTAAGCCCTGAATTTCCAGATCAACGTCATAATAAATTTCACCAGCTTTGGGGCTCATTATTATCTCCAGGTAATAAAAAACCCGCCGGAGCGGGTTTGTTTCATTCGCATCTAACTTGAAGGTCGCTTCTCGCGACTTCGTCCTGCTTATCTAAGTCATACAGTGTCGGGACGTCGACATGTAACTGGTTTGATTTCTCAACAATGTGCACAATAAATACCAAGGAAGAAGACTTATCCTCTTTAGATATGGACGCCTTACCACACACATTTCCAAACCGTGCATATGAGGTATCTTCCGCTGTCGGGAAAAATCGCACGTCGCTTATTGACTCGACTTTGACATCTTTTGGGAAAAAGTCTTGCTTCGCCTTAGACTTAACGGCTTCGATAATATCATTTTCAGATGCAGCCATAACGCCTGGAACAAATAACAGTGCGGAAATTAAAACCAGCAATTTTTTCATATCCCTATCCCCTTTGGTAAAAGTGATTACATCCTACCCAGGAATAGCATAAGCGCAACGGCGACCCTGATTTGATGATCTCAAGCAACGAAGAAACCCGCAGTTAAGCGGGTTGAATAGCAAAGCATCAATTAGTTTTTCGGGTTAAAACAACTTTCTCAAATCCACACCATACACCGCCAGCCATGCCGCGCGAGGCCAGGACTTCACTGATCCAAAACGCGGGTCTTCAACGTCGTGCGGCGTGGCGTCATTCTCCCGGCACCACTTCCGGAGAGGTTGCCATTTAAACTTCTGGTTGAGTTTCTTCTCTACAGGGATAATGGCCGCGTAATTTTTGCCTTCACCCAGCCGCTCCGCTAATTTATTAGCCTTCTTTTTCTCTACCGAAGCTGTAGCCATAGCAGTAGCTTCACGCTTTTCACCAATCCACGCCTTAGTTTCGATAGCCTCGTCGCGCTCGGACGCTATCTGCTCCTTCTCCGTCTCTAACGCAACAAGTGCTAATAGAGCCTCCTTGTAGTTTACTGGTAAATCGCGGCGGTTGATTTGTTCTTCAAGCTTGTAAATATGCTGAATGACAATCATCCGAAGTTTGGCGCTGTATCCCGTCAAAAGGCACTCGACATGTGGCTTATCCAAACGAAAGTGTGACACGTAACTACGGCCATCAACCGTTACATCAATACCGTTATACAACGTAACCGTTTGATTTTTCTTATGGCTCAAAGCTGAGCCAGCTTTTGATATGCCATAAAGGTCTTCAACCATTTCCCAGATATCGCGGATAACATTTTTATGCTCCTTCCTAGTCAGCTTTGCAATCTCTCGGCTAGACATGGTGACATGCGATCTGTGGTCTGCTATCTTTATTGCAGTCATATACGCTCCTATACGTAATTAGACTTCAGTGTGCCGCCAGTCCTACCTGGCGGTTTTTCTATTTGCATCTCTGCAAATTCAGTGCACCTTCAAATCTGACAGAACACGATCCCAGCTCACGTCCCCTGCCAAATCTTCTGGATTAATTTTCGCCACTTCTCTCGCCATAATTACCCTTACGTCTTCAAGATTCCGCACGTAATTGATAGCCATTGAGTTGGCTGAGTAAGCTAACGGCGATTGCAGGGCTTCCAGCTTTGGAACCAGAAATTCCAGCTCATTGCGCATGTGCATCGCTGATTTATAAAGCCACGCCATGCTGCATAACTCTGATTTCGCCAGGTGCATGGTGTAAAGCTTCTCTAGCGAGGCCGGTGTATTGCCACGCTCGACTTCACTATCGAGGATATCCAGAACCCAGCGGCGAAATTCTTTCGCTTTCGGCGTCCGGGCGAACATGGCAACCAAGTGAGCGCCGCGAAGGGAAAACGCGCGCGTCAATTGCTCACCGTAAGGGGTGGTCACTTTGACCACCCGTGTCATATTCTCTGTAAATTCATCAGCATGGCGCGAGTAAATACGCTGCACTGCTTTATCGTCTGCATACTGCAGGGCGAAACCGATCTGACTGGCAGTAAGCCAAGTGTCAGCCAGATTTGCGATCGGCTGTAGATGAATGCCTTGGAAGTTAAGGTCTGTTTTCGCTACAATATTCATGTCGATATTTCCTTTGCCGGATTTGTTCGATAAGAGGCCCAGGGTGTTAGCGCACTTCTGGGCCTCACTCTTTTTACTGCGCATGCATCTGCCCCCTGAACTTCAAAGCCCATACAAGAGCCTGTACCAGAGCTGCGTTTTCTGACAGGCCCTCTTCATCTGCAATTCGCTTGAACTCCTCCTTAACCTTCTGCGGATAACGCAGCGTGGTTTTTGCCTCATTCTTTTTTTCCACTATGCACCTCTCTTGTGATGGCATTATGCCTTGAAAGCAGAATGCCACTATTGATTATGAATAGCAATATGCCATCATTGCTTTTTGTTTGTGTCACAAAACAGTTGAGATGCTATGTCTGATAAGCAAGTCAAGGATTACGATAAGTTTGTAGTCCGCTTCCCGGATGGAATGCGTGACGCTATCGCGGAAAGAGCCAAGCAGAACGGCAGATCTATGAATTCAGAGATTGTTCAGATACTTCAAGATGCCGTTGACGGCCGGATAAACCCGTTAGCTAACGATGATGAAATTGAGAAGGTTTACGTCGAGGTCATATCTCTTGATCCTTACCAAATGAGCCTGGAGGATTTCGACGCCAATAACGAGAAGATTGACTGGCTGATTGATGCTTTCATGCAGCGCATTTCAGAAGACACACAGAGGTTCCAGTCAGCAATCCGCTTCAAGTCTCAAACCAAAGATCTAATAGCTAGGCAAATTAGCCAGCAAGTGCTGCAGAAAGCTGAATACCCATCACCCAAATCAATGCTTGAAGAACAAGATAAAAAAAAATGATTTCATGATACAAATTTGTATCATCCAACAAAGAAAGCCCACCTAAGTGGGCTTCATTTTATTTTTCGCGATACACGCTGTAGTAGATCTGCGTATCGTCGGGAGTGCCTTCTTCGCCGCACTCAGGATTATTGCATGTGAATTTACGGTGTAACTCCGAAGATCCGCAGCGCTGCCCACCGCAAAAGTCTTTATCACAAAGACACCCGACAGAGCCGCTGAAGGTAACGCTGCTTCCACACTCAGGACAAACTTCCATAGCTAACCTCGCGTTTTAGAATATTGCATGGCTATTCTAAGGCAGGTTCGGTTATTGAAAAAGCCAAATGCCGAATGTTCACGTTATGTGTTCTTCGATAATCTTCGTGCTTTTCGTGCCAAGTAATCATCGGCTACCGCGTCGTACTCCTCCCGAGTGAAGCCCTTCTGGTCGGGGTATTTGGCGGCGATCAGCATCGTAAACTCCGTCATGGACAACTGCTCGGCCTCTTCCCGGCTCATTGCGAAGTGGTTTCGCGCCGCGCTAATATATTCGAAGGCGTTGAACTCTGTTGTCGCCCCACCTTCCGCGCCTTCGTGACGCTGCAGTTTGCGCACCTTCGCTTTCCCAATGATGCCGTGAGTTATCAGAGACTGAGCAATAACCAGCATGTCAAACTCGCCCATTAATCCCCGGCGATATTTAAAGGTCTTGCCCTTCGCTTTAGCTGGCCTGAATTCACCAATGAGTGCCGTGATGTCCCGATCGCAACACGCTGACAGAACATCAACTGCGGCCATAAGAGCTTTCCGTCCATAGATAGAATGTTTCAGGTGCTCAACCAACCATTGAGGTAAAAATCCGTATGCAAATACTGCTGATTTAATTACCTCATTCACCTCATCATGGTGAAGGTCATAAAACGCCTGGACGATCTCTCTTGGTTCGCCGATGCGCGTCATTGCGATGAATGACGGTCGAAAAAAATAATCTTCATTTCCGCAGGTGATCTGGCACTCTCCAATTTCTTTCAGTGTGTTCATAAATAATTCCAGGCAGCGGATATTATCAAGGGCAGCACGCCGCCCTTTGGAATAGCCGTTAGGTAACGGTCGCCGTATGCACGGCCACAAAGTTGCCGTCTTCGGTGTTGATGATGATCTGCGCGCTGCCGGTCGCTACCCGGTTGACCGTAACGGTAGTGCCGGACGCGGTTGCAGTGGCTTTAGTTGGATCGGTTGACGCAACGCTGAAGTCTTTGTTCGTTGCTCCGGTTGGTGCGATGTTAACTGTAAAAGTGCTTGTGCCGCCCGCCGCGCCAGTGCTGGTTGCCGGGGTTACCGTGACGCCAGTAACCGGTACGTCGGTTACCTGGTTAACTTCAATGGTGCTCGCGTCACCAACTTTGAACTCAGTAGAGAACGTGACGATGTCGTTGGTGCCGCCGTCAGAGCTCAATGCGGTTGTGTTCATATAGCCGATGAATTCAACTGGTCCATACTGCATGCGCACCCAGATGCCCGGCTGACGCTTGGCTTTCAGTTCAGTAGCATAATTTGCGATGAACTTACCGATACCGTACTGATCCAGTTTGTCTTTCTTGCGAACCTCTCCATCAAATGAGATGGTGAAATCGCTATTTGTGACGATGGTCTCGACAAAGCCGCCCCCGTCGTCTGCGTCACTGGTCACCGTATTGGGGTTAAAATCGAAACCCTTCTGCGTACCAGCTGCCAGCGACTTCCATTCAGATTCAAGCGGTTTCGTATCAGGGCAGCCGTCTGCAACTTCCAGCACGACCGCGCCGCCAAACAAGCGCTCATTCGAGTTCTGGCAATCAGCCATGTGAAACTCCTCGTTGACGTATAAAAAAACCCGCCGAAGCGGGCTATTTGGTTGGGAATGGCTATTCGCCGTACGTACAGGCGAACTGGAGTCGGAAGACTATTCGCCCTTCTTCTGTGAGCACCGGCGCGGGAATTGCGCCCATGTTCTCGATGTAGCCGACGCACTCATCAGCCATCGGGTTGGACTGGACGTAATCGACGATACTCTGCACGGCGTTAAGCGCGTCTTTGCGCTTATCCTTCGAGCCGACGACGTCTACCAGTACGTGATACTCAGAGCCGAGGTCAGTCCGAATATTCGAACCGCCGTTTGGCCTAAATACCATCACGGCTTTCGTCAGGTCACCAGGGTCGTCGTACATCAACTGCTGCACCGTAAACCCGGCGGTTAGCCCGGCATCACCGAACATGTTTCGCACACGCTCGTGCATCATTGGCGTCATAACGAAAGCTCCTTACGCACCACCGCGTCGATCTGATCTCTGGTTTCCTCAAAGCCCTTTGTCAGGAATTGAGGCTCTCCGTGCGGGTCCCAGTAGTTACCCTTTCCAGTGCCACCACCGAATTCTTGACCCGCGCGTGTTTTACCAAAGTGCGTGCGAGGCAGTCCTTTAAGTTTTCCAGACATAGCGTGCACATACGCAGCATAGTTAGCCGAATAACCCACCCTCCCGGTGATTCGGGTTCCGTTAACCATCACTTCGCGAAATTGGCTATTGAGCAAAGTAGACGAGTCTACCGGGGTATAGGTCGCAGCCTAGGCACCACCGATTGTTAGCGCAGACTGAATGGCACGAACCACTTTACGCCCATGGATGTCGTCGATAATCCGGTTCAGGTTGGCTTGCGCCTGCCTAATACCTCGCACTTTTCCGCCCATCGCTACACTCCCGTCAGAATGGCGTAATCGTCAGCCAGGCGCTCGAACGTGTCGGCGTAACGGACAACCTGCCGCACCTCGTCAGCACCGGCCGCAATCGGATCTGGCCCGGTAGATTCACCAATCAACAGGTAATCACCTGTTGCTGCGAGTGCGTACTCAGTCCAAACCGTGTTTTTCACGACGATTTCCAACCCAAGACTGGCCAGGCGTTTCGACAGGCCGCCCTGGTAATCGCACATGATAACTTCCGGCGCGGCGTATCCGTTAACCGGGTCACCGTACTCGTCGGTAGCGCCCACAAGCTTGCGCCAGATGGTGGCTTTCGCGGTGTAACTCCAGTTTGCTGCAGATGACATGCCCTATTCCCTCCAGCGCAATACAACCGCACCTGTCGCCCGGATGCGTGGGCAGTTGATAAACCACTCGCCATCCGATTTCACGTAGGCGGTAGTCTCCCGCCCCGTGTCGGTCATCACCCAGACGCGGGTGAACGATCGCGGCAGAGTCTGCTTAACCGATGTCCATGTCATCAACGGCCCCCGACAACCATGAAGAATCCAACACTGTTACCCGCACTGATTGGCAGGTCACTGGTGCAGCCGCTGGTATCAAGGCGGGCCAGTGAGTCGCGCAGCCAGGTTATGCCGTCATCGCCATAATCAAACGAGCGTGACGCACCAGAAGGTGCTCCCTGCGATTTGATGCGGCGCGCGCCGGACGACGTCGCCATCAACGCGGCGGCGTACATCAGGATGAGCTTTGCGGTGCATTCGTCATACCCGGCGCCATCGAGGCACGGAGTAATCTTGTTCACCACGCAGAGAATCGGATCCAGCAATGCCCCCGGGATGGAGTAACCCAATTCACCGAGGAACGCCTGCACGTCTGCCGCCGTGATTGGGTCAGCCATGGTTATTTCGCCTTCTTCTGAGCTTCAGCCAGCGCTTTTTCTGCTTCTTCAGCGCGCGTGGTCACCGCCGCGAGCTGCTCTTCGAAAGCGAGCTTGTCCGCTGCTGCCTGCTCGGTAAGTTGCCCAACCTGAGCCAGAGCATCATCTCGAGAAGAGGTCACCGCCGCGAGCTGCTCGAGCAGATTATTGGATTGAGTTGTGGCTGCGCGTGCCGACTCGCCAAAGAGTTTTTCACCCTTTTTCTTGTCGGTGTCTTTTGCCTTACCAGACGCTTTCCAGCGCTCCGCTGTTGTATCATCAACTTCAACGACTGCACCAACCTCCAGTTTGCGGAGGTTGGCACCAGCAAACACATTAGCTGCAATGATTTCTACCAGTGCCATAATTGCCCCTTAGCTGTGAGCGTACAGAACGCCGTGTTTGAGATTGATGTCCTGCTTGACCATCAGGCCGGCAGCACCCCAGGTACGCCATACGTAATCGCTGTTGTAGAACTGGCGCGGATCCGCAACAGTACCAACAGCCTGACCAACTACTGGCGCGATAACGCCTGCTGCCAGCGGCACAACCAGCACCTGGTTACCTGTCAGTTCAGCATCTTCTTTTACCCCGGCAATACCTGACAGTTTCAGGATCTCGTCCAGCACCGTGCGGGTTTTGTTCTGGGTATCGAAGTACTGCTCCCAGTTCGACATGATGTCGCTGGAAACGTACCAGGTCTGCTGGCCGTACTGGTAGTTCTGAAGCTTAAGAACGTCACGAAGTGCTATAGCACCATTACGCATAGCATCAGGGTCAGTACTGGTTGCAAAGTTGATGTTCAGTCCGGAAGCTCCCAGGTCAACCATGCCGACGCGTTCGTCACCCTTCAACCCTTTCCACGTCTTGCCATCAAACGTTACGAAGTTGCCTTCAGAGTCACGGAAGCCGTTGAACATGTAGTCGACGATTTTGCGACGCACATCATCAACAGAGCCACGCTGAGCGTCAGACAGCGATGCCAGTGCAGAGCCTTTGTTGAAGATCGGGTCACGCCAGTGGAACTTAAAGCCGCTGTCATGCACCGGCACCATCGTACCGTCGAAGCTGTACGCGCGAGCATCCAGCGCCGCGCCAATCTGGCCGGACATGGAGGTGTGCGCCCAGCCACGACCGCCGGTGCGCGCATATTCATACACGGACTCTTCCAAGCGAACAGAGCGGGACAGCGGCATCAGGTCGTTGAACAGGGTGAACTCAGTGTTCGGCTCGAACTGCGCCAGCACGGTCTGGTCATACGCGCGGTACATGCGACGAATGTCGTCGACGGCATTAACTGCGTCCAGCTGCCCCTGCTCACCGAAGCGAGCGCGGGCGATGAAGTCAGCAACAGCCTGGGCGCTCATGTTGCGCGCCATCTCCAGTTCGCGGAACTGCGCCTGGTTGACTTCGAGGTTACCGGTGCGTTCACCGATAGAGCGGGAAAATACAAGCATTCAGGTGCTCCTTACTTGATAACGACGCGCAGAAGATCGCCTGCAGCAACGGTGTACGCCGTGTCTTCTTCGACATATGCGCGGATGGACTCGCCAGAAGCGTGGGCTTTCACCTGGCCGTTTGCGATGGATAACGGCTGGCCTTTTTTGTACGTGCCGGCAGCGGCGCGCACGTTCAGGAACATGCCCTGCATCGGGTGGATGGCGACTACCAGTTCGTTGATTGGGATGGAGTCATCAACCGTCTGGCAGCGCAGATAGTCGAAGTAAGCGACGTAAAGAATCGCTTCTTCATCACCATCTACTGATGCCGTAAATTTACCGGCAGAGAAGAAACCAACGGTACCTGGTTTAGTCGCCGCCGCCGCCGCACCTTCACGGTTGAGTAGTGGATTTGGGAATACGCCACCGGCGTGAATTACATGCTTTCCGTCTTTAGCCATTTTTTACTCCGGCATTTCGCTTACTGACTGGTTGTTGGTAGCCTGGCGGAATGCACCATTCAGGCCGATGGAGGTCTGGCATTTGGCGTACATGGCGTCGAGCGCCTTACCGTCCAGATCCGCGACTTCGTCATCACTCATGTTCATCGCCAGCTTTACAGCTGCGCGCTTTTCGCCTTTCTCTTTATCGGCGTTGACGGTCAGGCCAGACTTAACCGCAGCGAGATCTTCAGCGAATGGCTTAAACCATGCCGGGGCTTCGGCCTGGTTGTTGGCGCGCTCACGCTCTTCTTTCTCAGCCTTTTCGCGAGTAGCCTTCTCTTCAGGCGTTTCGGTTTTGGCGGCTGCTTTCTCTGCTGCCAGCTGGTTGTATGCGTCCATCAGCTCGGCGTCGGACTTGCCTTCGGTCGGCTTACCAGCGGCTTGCAGCGCATTGATAATCAGTTCTTTCATCGGATCGTTCTCTCCGTTGGTTTTAATCTCGTACTCAGTGGGTTTGCGCACGACTTCTACAGGCTCTCCGACGAATACGGCCTTACCGGCATCATCGATGAGGTACTTTTGCTTCAGGTATCTGGTGTCATCCCGGTAGATGAAGCTGTCGGGCCACACTGTCTCCGGCCAGAGCCACTTGTCTTCGCCCGCACCCTCGCGCAACTTGTCGCTGATGGCGCGCTGGATATCGTCGAAGGAGAAATTGGAGGCGTTGGTGAAGAAGAAACGGGTTTTGTTGAGCATCCCTTCGCGAGTGCAGTCGGCAGCGTCGGCCAGGTTCGCCAGTTCGATCTCCTGCTCATCCCCCTCGGCATTTACGAAGATGCCCACGCCCTCATCCGGCGTTCCTGCGCCCGGCTCATCGAGCAGGACCGCCACATGGTCGAACATCATGTTGGTGGCGATCTCGTTGTACTTTTTGCCCTTCGACTGGCCATTGGCGGCAATGCCGGAATACAGCAGGCCGGTGGAGATGTGGATCGGATCGGAATTGGTGCCAGCCAGCATCTCATCCAGGCGGTTAATCAGGCGCTTGCCCTTCTCGCTGGATTCGGCGTACTGCCGGTTAACGTACATGTCGCCCGTCACCTTCCCGTCTTTATGGCTGACGTTCTGCAGCCAGGCCCCGACGTGGTACTCGTTTACTGCCTGGACATCGCGCGCCGAAACATGCTTGCCGTCCACCTTCGGGTGGCCCAGCGGCATCGGGTTACGCTCGAGCGTGTTGTAGGCCTTTTCGATTTCAGCTGCCGGGTACAACTTCCGGTTCATCACGATATCGTCCACGACAGGCGTGATGCCGCGAACCACGATATGTGGCTTACCGTTGACGGTTTCGGTGGTGATGTTTGAAGCGGAGTTGACGACGGTCAGCACGTTAACGCGGTTGCGTTTCATGCTGGGTCCTCATTGGTGGGGTTCAGGCAATAAAAAAGGCCGCCGGAGCGACCTCTTATAGTATTTAAAGTTTGCTATCTTTCCCTAGGGAGAAGCCGCCAACTTTTTCAATTGGTATTCGAACAATAGTTCCATTGACGGTTGTCCATGCCCCGTCACCTTTCATATATGATGGATTTTTAATATGCAGGAAATTCAATGGAATAATATTTCCATCTTCGCTTCTGTAATCATGAGCCAATGTATCGAAGAATGACGCCAGCGCATCCTTCAGTTCAGGGCTGGCATTTGCAGATCTGAGTTTACCTGCAACTGTTTCAGCATATTCTTTTCCTGATACCAGCTGGCCCGCAACAACCTGCCCACTGACAATAACAGTAACATCGACGGCGGCACCAAGATTCGCGCAGAGTACGAGATGCACTAAAGCACTATCTTTCAGGTTCTGTGGGTGGGCAATTACTTCTTGCAGTTTTTCTTCTTTGTCCATGATATCCCTCCAATAATGACTCAAGAAGATTGCCACCCTTTTCGCTCTTTAGCCAGTTTCTCAGCCAGCCCTACATTGAAAATGCTGCCGTCGTCACTGAGCAGCACCGGGATCTGGCTGCAATAGCAGTTGTACCGGTTGCCGTTCTCAGCGTAGAAGTCCCGCACCTCTTCGGTAGTGTAGACCTTGCCGTGGCGGCTGGCATGCCAAGTTCGCGTCGTTGGTTTGAGCGCTGACAGCCACAGCAGGCCGGTATTCAACCCAAGCCGGTCAGCAGCCCAGTCCGTTTCGTTCCATTGCGCCTGCCGCAGCGCGCCGACCTGCTCAGTCTGAGCAATGGTTTTCGCCTTCGACATTGATACATCGAGGCGCTTGCTGATAACGCTGGCTGTCTCGCGGGGATTCACCCCCCTCGCCACCGCATCGCTGATAATGTTGGTCAGGTCGCCGCGGGCAGTGTCGCTGATGACCTTCCAGTCACTGAACGTTGTCAGTCTCGCCGCTGCCGCTTGGTTAAGGTGACCGGGACTGCTTAAAAGCTGCTGTAGCGTCGTCTGGCTGGCGTACACCTGAGACTGCTGCGAGAGGTTGTTGAAGGCCTCCAGCGTGCCGCGCTGAGCTTCTGCGACGACGTAATCCATCGCCCACAGGTTCTGCTCGCCACCTTCAAGCAGGTAATCATCCAGAATGCCCTGCACCGCCTCGAGCAGGTCAGCCAGTTCCTGCGCCGACATATCGTAGATGAACTTGCCAGCGTTGACCTGGTAGAGCCGCATATCCGCGCCGTTGTCGGGGCAGAGGAAGTGCCAGTCGTGGCTATTCGCCGCTGACTCCCAACCTGTAAGCCGCTCATCAAGCACCTTTTTCAGCGCGACCTTGATTGCGTAATACCGGTCTTCGATATCACGAACCATCTTGCTTACCGCTCGCCCCGACATCGTCGGGTCCGTCTTAGGCCTCTGAATTACCGGGCTTTTCGGTTTGCGATTTGTCATCGTCGGCGAGAGGATCATCGCGACTTGCTGTAGGTTCGTTGTCATCGATGTCATCCAGTTCAGGATCTGGCTGCAGTTCGCCCTGGGCGCGCACCTCGTTACCGCTTATGGCCGAACGGCCAAACGCATTTGTCGTTTTAACGGCGACATCAGCCATCTTGTCCATGTTGGCAATCTTCTCAGCCTGGCTCGGCGCCAGCAGATCAGACCAACCAACTGTAATCTCCTCGCCCGTCGCGGGCGGGATGATTCCGAACATCCAGAAGCGATTGACGACTTCGGTGATCACGTCGGTAAGGAACCCGTTTCGACGCGACATACGGGTTTTCGCCCAGTCCTTCGCGTCTTCCGTGCTGGCCCTCTCTCCGGTCTGCATGCCGATCAGAACTTTCACGGGAATCGGTACGGTGGCGCAAAACTCGTTAAGTGCCGTTCGCCAGGTAGGCTCCGGGTCGGCGACTGCCACGGAAAGGACGCTGGCATCACCTTCCTGCATCATGACTGCGCTGTCGGTGCTGTCATTCAGTCGACGCACCTGATCATCCATCGCGTTCGATAGTTCAGCCTCAGTTACACCCAGGGCTCTTGCCAACTGAGCAAAGTTCGTCTTGGCGCTGAAGTTGAAATTGAGCTGCCGGCTGGCGTTCTTCAGGAACCCCTCAGCCCCGCCGCCAGAAACCTTTTCTAGGTCCAGCAGCTTATTAAATCCCTCCTCCAGCATCGATAGCCCGGAGGTCATTGAGCCATCATCTGAACCTTCAGCCAGAATGATGACGCGATCAGGGTGAACATTGATGATTCGACCCGGGTGTGCATCTTTATTGTTCCCCACGGACAGTTCAGTGAAGGAGTACATCGTCACATCGCCGAACGTCTCGCTTTCCGGGTCGCTATCCCATTCGATAGGCTCGATCTGCGCTTCCCATGCCGGGATTAGCTTAACCAGCGCTTTCTCAGCCAGGCGGCCTACAACGCTGGTATCGACCGGATCACGCCACTGCTTACTGTCTTTGACCTGAATCAGCAACGCCGAATACCGACCTACCAAGTTGCGGCGGTCAGCGCCTTTAATCTGCTTCCAACAGCGCTTGAGCAGCTTGTTAACTCGTTTATCCCACGCTGTTTGTTTGGTGGCATCTTTGGTTTCGTCACCCTCGTAAATCTCCGGGAAATCCTCCCAGCAGCCATCAACCATGCGACTGACAGCTGCGCCAGCAACAGCATTGCGGCGGTACGCCCTGTAGAAATCATCGAAGCAGAGATCGACGGGATAGCCGAACTCCTGGTAGAGCCTCTGGCGCTTCGTGTTGCTGGTACCGTTGAACAGAGACGACAGGTAGTTCCGTCGTTCTTTTTCAAGGTTGGCATTTGAGGCGCGCTCTTGTTTCATTTGGCTTTCGTTCACTTATGTCCTCCGTTAGCGCGAACGCACCAACATGCCAATAGATTGTGGTTCTGATAGCTCGGTTAGCGCGTAAACCGCTGCATCGAGACGGTCCGGGGATTTTTTTGCTGTTGCAGGCACGTACTCCATGAACTGGTTTTCCAGTTGATAGAGGCTGCCTCGGTGAGCCACCCGGCCCTGCGCGTAAAGCGCTGAAATCGGCTCAGCGCGAGCATATTTTCCTTTACTGGCGTGTACACGAATGATGCGCCCGGTGAATCCGGCGTTTCGCAGGGTATCCTCGGCCATGTCGCCTCCCTGGTTTGTTTCGATGACGATCGCATCAGCCTCGTGCTGCTCATACGCTTCAATGGCACGTGTCGCCCAGCCGTTCGGCGAGTATTTTCCGCTGTAATCCGCGTCGACTGTGTACTGCCGCTCGTCGCCACTGCCATAAACGCTGGCTACGGCAATCCCGGATTCATCGCTCTCTTCGCTATTGGTTGCCTGCGGGTCAATAGCCACAACGGTGCGCGCGAGTTCCTGCGTGATCCGCATCTCATGCGCCGCGTTGATCATCTCCTCATTCCATAGCGCTCCCTCTGCATTGAATCGCTTAGGATTCTGCATGTACTGCGCTTCGGCGGTGCGCCGATGGGAGAAAAGTGAAACGCGGTGTGACTCGTTGTGCTTGAACGGCCACAGCCAGCCATCAGGCAGTCCATGGTCGATTGGGATGGCGTGGGTATTTTCCGGGTATTGCTCGGCGTAGCTCTTACTGTTGTCGATGATTACCGGCAGATTAAGGTGGTGCCACTTCTCGCCGCTGCCACCGCGCAGCAAGTATCCACTCAGGTCGTGATAGTGGATGCGCTGCATAATCACGATCATCGGCGTCGTTTCGACAGCCAGTCGCGACTTGATAGTCTCGTTAAAGCGATTGTTCACGCCGTCGCGAACCACCTCGCTATACGCGTCATCCGGTTTAACCGGGTCATCGATGATCAGCGCACCTTGCCAGCCAGGCTCCATATGCCCAGCACGGAAACCGGTAACCTGCCCGGCTGCGGATGATGCGTAAACCCCACCGCCGTGCTCATTCCACCACATAGCCTTGCTGTCGGCGTCGTCCCGTAACTCCATCGGCCACATTGCCTGAAAGAGTTTTGACTTGATCATGCTGCGCGCTGTTGAGGAGTTCAGCAGCGCCAGGTTATGCGAATAAGACAGGTGCATGAACCTGGCGCGCTTATTTAGCGCCAGTCCTCGCCCCATCATGTTGATGGTGGCTAACTCCGTTTTGGTATAACCGGGGGGTACGTTGATAACCAGTCGGGTTATTTCCCCGCTGATCACTCTGTCGAGCGCATGCTGTATCGCGAGATGATGCGGCGCGATAATCATCTTGCCGCCGGTGCGCTGCTTGAAGAAGTATCGGGAGTAATACAGCCCGTCCTCTTCACACTCTATTTTGCGGGCAAAGTTCCGCTGCTCAACAGTCGTCATCCTCCAGCATCTCCTGTCGAGCCTTCTTGTATTCGTCCTTTGTCAGGGTTGTCGCTTCAATCGGTCCGCCATTGGCGCCGGTATGCTCCACTTTTTGTTTATTGGTGAAGGAGTCGCCCATCTCCTTTGCTGCCTGCTCAATGAGCTGCGCGGTCATCGCGAGATTCTTCATGCCCTCAGCTCTGGTTGCCATGCGATCGAGAACACGAAGCCGATAAGCTTTGTTAGCGATCGGGATATCGGCGATCTCGTTCTGGAAGCGGGTGCGTGTGGCATTGAACATATCGACCCAGCGCTGCGCGAGCGCTTTACCGCTGGCCTTCGTGGGGTCGTAGGATTCGACTTGCTGGCGGGTAATCTTTACCCTGAATTCTACCTGGACAGACTCGACAACCTGAGAGGGGCTATCGAAGCATGCAAGCGCTTGAACTATGTATGCTTTTACGTCATTTTTTAGCGCCGCCATAATTCACCATCCGTCCAGGCCAGTCCAGGTAATCACGCCAGTTTCATCAGGCATGTCCCGCATGCCCTGGCGATGTTAAGTTTTGCCACTTCCGGGCGCTCGGCTGCGGCGTCGATAAGTTCCTGCACCTCCACGCTGGCGCCGTAGCGGCGAACCACGCCAACGAACTCTTCGACATCGTGGCCGCGTATGCAGAGCTTCGGCTTGCCTGTCTCTCGATAGAATGCCGGTGCGCCGAACTCATCGGTCTTTTGGGCTATGTGATAGAGCTCGTGCTCGATGAGCGCGCAGAATTCGAGGTCTGAGCATTGCAGGCAGAAATCTGCGGCGAGAGTGATGATGTAATCCGGCTGATGCCCGAACCATTCATGCATCTGCTGTTCCATGCGGGCCTTTTGCCAGCCTCCGGCACGGAACGCCACCTCTTCAGCCTGACCGAGGACGGTGCGCCCTTTTTTGGCGAACGCGCTGGATGCCCACATAAACGCTATATCAGCGTCAGCAAGGTGGAAGTGGTCAGGGTTATGAAGATGGCCGCCATCAGCAATGATTTGCTCTTGCACCCATTCGTAAACGCCCTCTGCGGGTTTCAAGCGGATGTGAGGTGCAAATTTCTCAACGAAATCTGTTGATGGTTTTGGTCTGGATATTGCTTCCACGATTACCTCTACCAGATGAAACGATTACAATCAATTCAAAACACTACCTGCATCAAATTCAGTTTCTTCATAACGCTGTAACTTTATCTATGCAATGCATGACTGTAATGTCGGGTTATTGCGTTTTATTCGGTGAGGCACACGCGACAGAACATTTTTTGGTTTGTCGGCGAGTGTCATGAATTTCTCTGTGAGGATTACAATGGAAAAAGTTGAATTTAAGGTAAAAAATGGCCGTGATATTGCTTTCATAGGTCAAGAGGTAGCACATGAGTACGACTCTACACAGGATGTAGCCTACCGTATTTACGAGACTGAGAAGGGGAACTGGCTCTTTACCGCATCATCCAATGACGGATTTCTTTTACAACAACAGGTTTTCAAGAACAAATCTATCGAAGAACTTGTAAAATTCTTTGGCTTTACAGATATTGCAAAATCTATTTATCAACAACTTGATATTGATACAACCCAAAACCTCGACGTTTAATTTTGGCTGCCGATATATAAGCTCCAACTTATCAGGAAGAACCATCTAATGGTGGTTCTTTATAATAAATTTTTAAAAACAGGGTTCACTTCGGCTTACCCGTCAGCAAGATATGGTCCACCTCACTCATAGCGGGCACTCATTTCATTATCGAAGCCCCTCAGCGAAGAGCTTCTGTAATGCCCATGGTAATAGCAATAAAAAACCGCCCGAAGGCGGCTTAAAGGTGAAAGGCAGGCCAAGTTAACGCGAATTATTCATCCAATTCGGATAGCAACTCAAAGTATGCAGTGCGTCCAAAAAGAATTTACGTCACCTGAGCCCCTTGGCTCTTCATGCATTAACCCAGCAGCGTGACCTGCAAGGCGGGAGACTCCAACGTCCCAGACGCGGGTGGTAAAACTCTCAAGATGGTCGCCCATCTCGGAAATTCTCCCTTCTCACTATCCTTTCGAGTTCTGTTACCCCTGGCTCAGGAACCCTGATGTCACGATCAACGGCTGCTTAAGGGGAAGTCCAAAAACTGGGTCAAAATGACCTCCTTGAACTTTCCGTGGGTTAACATTTTCATCATAGCGAAACGGCTACTTAACGCAAGCACTGCTCATGCACATACGCTTGCAGGCCCGTCAGTTGTTTGGTGACAGTGGCGATTCGCTCGCGGAGGGTGAAATAATCCCGTTCAGCGGCGTCAGTAAGTCGGGGGCTGGTTGCATCATCCACGCCGGGGGCGCTGGCCGTTCCGTTCGCTGGACATCTGGCGCTGACTTGCAGCCGACGCTTGCCAGTAGCAACATCACGTTCAAGCTGATCGATAGTGGCTTTAGCATCTGCCAGTTCTCCGGTGTATTTGGCATCCAGCGCAGCAACGTCGCGCTGGCGCACCTTCATGTCGTCGATGGTGTCGTTTGCCAGCGTCAGCGCACTGCTCGCTTTATCCCGCTGGTCTTTGTAGGTGATGGCGTTATCGCGGTAATGATTTACCGCGCAGGCCAGTGAAACGATAAGCAGAAGAATCACGCCAACTGCAATCGCAGCTACACGACTCATCACACACCCTCCAGGCAGAGAGATTTCTCATCGCCAGCACGCGTAACCAGTCCCGGCAATACCTTCCCGCCACCCCATACCCAGCGGGTGAACTGGTTGCAGGCAGCCGTGATATTGCCGCTACGGAACAGTGTGAACATTTGCGAGCTGCGCATGTTGCCGCAACCGGCGCGGAACGTGACCGACACGGCGGCGCTGAATGTGTTATCCGACAGATTACGTCCGTTGCCATAGCGATTAACGCACGACTCAGCATCAAGGATGTTGGCTTCCCACTCTTTCGCAATCTGCTGATCGTCTTTAACTGTCCCGCGGACAACGCCATGCGTGTTACCCATCCCGTCGGTCAGAACACCAGCCGGGCAAACGTAAGGATCGCGACGACACGACTCAGCATTACCGATCAGTTCAAGCCCGCGCTGATTGGTGCGCACCTGCCCATTACTTACGACAATTGCGATGATCGCCATCACCGAGCAAACAATACCTGCCGTGCCACCAGCTTTTTTAATCGCCGACATATCCCACCTTTTTCATCGCTTCAGTAATGACCTCGGCGGTTGCCGGGCGCTCATGTTCTGGCCGGCTGGATACATCCCGAAGATATTCTTCCAGCAGTCGTGTGCGCTTCCGCTCTTCCTCAAGACGTTCGCGTTCGTCCTTCCGTTTCGCGTAATATGTCTTGATAGTGAAATAGGCGGATATCGCCGCCCCCACGATGAAAACGTAATCCTGCAAAGACAGAACTGAAAAACCAGCGAGCAGCGATGACCACCAATAAGGCAGGTTGTGTCCATCTGTTGGATTCATACGATGCATACTCTCACCTCCACGTTGGGAAGTGCCGTGTGAATTGATAAGGGGAAAATGGCCAGGCTCTCGGGCTGCATTTAACAACGAAGCCATCCGGTGTTTCCCGGAGCCTGATAATAAAAAACCCGCTCACGGCGGGTTGAATGAGTCGGAATCTTTAAACGACAAAGCCCCGGCGCGAAGGCCGAGGCTTTTGATGTTCTTTGCCGCCACTTACAGATAAGGCAGCATATATAATTAACGTGAAATATGCCCTATTTAATCCAGTTTTGCAATACCTTGCAGCGAATTTGTCGACTTTTGTTGCGAACGTGATCTGGAAAGTATTGTCAGCGCCTCAGTATCAATCTTTTTGAATATGGCGATCATTAACTCCCAGTGCCCGGTAAACGTTTCTGACCAGTTCTTTGGCTTAACCCCCACCAGCGCAGCCAGGTCGCCATACTGATACGTGTCCTCGCCAGACAGGACCGCTTTTGTATCCTGGGCAGCAAGCCAGATAAGCGCTTTCAGTCGGTTCATGGTCTTTTCCACAACCTTACGCGAACCAAGCTGCTCTTTGAATTCAGCCCACGCCCACTGAGTAATCGTTACCTGATGCTCCCATTGAACGTTTTCGCTGTAATTCCAGAGCAGCCATGCCCTGTGGTGATCATCCAATGTCATGAGCGCCCGGCGCCACGACGCGGTCGAGAACTCCACCGGCTGAACCAAAGCAATAGAGGATCCCTTTGCCCTGCTCTGTTGACCCGGTACCGGGTCGCCGGGCACGGGAACCATCTTTTCTGTTTCTTCATCCCAAATATGCCGGCGCTTACGCTTCAGCCGCTTCGTGTCGAACTGGGCGTTCTCCGTCCACGCCAGCAATTGGCCTTTGGTGCAGCCGCTCAGATCAGCGGTTGCGACAATGAGCTGCTCACGAACGTACTGCAGATATTGCTGATTCATGCTGCGGCCCTCTCTGGCTGTTTGCTTTGCTGGTTTTGACTATGTTTTGCGATCGGCGGCATGCTGGCGCGCGCAACGCTTTCGGCCTGGTACCGGTTGAAGTCGAAGAAGGTCATTGCGCGCATTCCCCGATGATGATCTTTCCCTTGTCGCCCCAGACCTTTGTGACTCGCCCATCCCATACACGGCTGTCGTCGTCGAAGATGGCGTCGAGGAGTGCCTTTTCCAGATTGTCTTTGTCAGGCTTCTGCTGATGAGCGCGACCATCGTGCAGTAAGCGCTTTTTCTTGCTCCAGCTTTTTGGCATGGGAATAACGAACGTGATGTGATAGCCGTATTCAGGGAGTTTTATATTTAGCAGTCGAACTTCATCTTTGAATACCCAGTAGGCGGCGGTAGCCGGGCGCTTAACCCAGCGATCGCGCTGAGTCATGCGCGGTTTGCTGACAGGCGTGACGTCGTAAATCTTCATGCTTTCACCAACCCCTCTTTAAGCCAGATAACCTGCGTGCGGGCCATTCCCTCCAACGCACACTCTTTCGCATATTCAGCGTCAACGAGGTGCGTGCGGCGGTCTATCTCGTCGTGACAACAGTTACATGCGATGGCAGCGATCAAATCGGGCGGCTTAATGCCGGTGCCGCACAAACCAGCAATACGGATGTGAGCCAGAACGGAAGTTTCGGGGTTGCCATTACAGACGCCAGGAATACGGACCTGACATTCTCGCCCGCGTGCGGCCTTGCGTAAATCAGCCATCACGCCTCCTGCTTATCGCGCAGCTGCTGGAACTCGCAGCCGTATGGAATGGTCAGGGCCAGGCCGAACTGAGCGCACCAGGCCTCCACCTTGCAGAGAAAGTCGTGCATTTCCCCAGTATCCAGATCGGACGTGTGGCGAGGCTCCCAGGTCGTTTCCTTTTCGCCGGTAATGAAGTCGGTGTAGGTGACCTCAACACTACCGAGGTAGGTCTTTTTCAGGTTGCGCTTCACCCATGAAGGCGTCGCGTCGGTACGACCTGACTGGATGAGGTACTCGCTGATTTCGGCGTACCACATGTGGCTGAGCGCGTTTTGCGGCAGGCTGCGCTTCTCGCGCCAAGGCTTGAGGATTAGGCGATAGCACTGACCATCATTCAGAAAAGGTTGGAGGTGCTGGCCGACAGCAGCAAAGTTGCCGCTATGCAGGCGGATGCCTTCTTGAGGAAAGTTCACGCGCCACCCCCAAAGAGGTCAGACGCTGAATGCAAAAAATCGCAGGTGCATTTTTGCATCTGAGACAGGAGAGAGTGTGGCTTGTGTTCGCGCATTTAAGTCCCCTCAAATGCGCACAGGTCGTCAGTTGTTCAGGCTGACACTGGTATTATGGACAGGTGATTGACGTTAATCAACGAAAGTCTTAACTGCAATATCTTCCTGCTGACATCCGACCTCGGCTATGATACCAATCAACTCTTAAATTTGGCCCGAAAAAATTAAGAATAAATTTACGAGCATAATAATGTTAAAATTACCTAGCAAACTTCCTTATGTAGATAAAAGTGCTGGCGTTGAAGCTAAGCGCATGATTATCGAAGAAATGGAATCTATTTTTGGCCAGCGGGATACCGCATTCACAATTGATGATGACATCCTGTATCGTGCTGGATCCCCTATGGTTTGGACTTATGATCAGGATAAGAAACGGTGTAGGGTCTTGTTAAGTAATGGCTGTTTAAATTATTGGCCATGCTTTCTATATGAGATGTCTCACGAATCAGTTCATCTGCTGAATCCACAACCTGCTTCTGCTTCTTTCCTAGAGGAAGGCGTTGCAGTTTGGTTTTCAAATTACATGATGAAAAAGGCCGGAAATGGTGAACATCCGGCAACAGGAAAATACCTAACAGCCCTCAATCTTATTTCTGCAATACCCGACACCCCACCAGAGATTGTCAAAAAAATAAGAAGCAGTTGTAAAAACCTAACAGATTTAACTGATGTGGAGCTTATGGGCGTTTATCCAACATTAGAATTAGAGATTGCAAAAGAATTAGTAAGCAGAATGGAATGACACGCCGGGAGAGCCCCGGCGCTTTCAACTTGTGAGTAGACCAGCGAAACCTCAGCAGGCCAGACAGTCTCAGGAACATCCACCAGCAGCAGTGATTCCAACTCAGTGATTCGACCGCAGGCGTACTCGAGTAAAGCATCACTCACGGTTTATCCCCTTCGGCGCTGCGGCAATCATGGCCTTGTGCATTGCGTCGTAGCCGTCCTCCTCTACGCGCCTTGCCGCATCAATCATTGCGCGGGTAGCGTCAACCGGTACCAGCGCATAACCTTCCGGCACCGCTGGCGGGATTGATGGCGCGGGGTGGGATACTCGCAGCAAGTCAGTAATGCCAATTAGTGCATTGCGCTTAAGGTAGTCCATTGCGTCTAAATGCAACTTACTGTCTGGATTAGCCTTTTTTAACGAGTGGGCTAAACGCTTTACCAGCATCACTAATTCGTCCACCTGATTAGTACCGGATGGCGCGGGGTGGGCGAACACGTCTGTATAACCGTCAGGCAAATCAGAGCCTATCATTATGACCTTTGCGCTAACGCCTGATTTGAACAGAGTTGCTGATGGCTCTTGCTCATGCGCCGCCAGGAGCATATCCATTGCACGAATTGCACGCCCAAACAACTGATGCTGCTCGGCATCTTCTACAGGGTCATAATCGTCCTGCCAGAATGAAAGGGAGCTTTTCAGTGCCTTAATATCTTCTTTGCTCAGTTCGTGTGTAGTCATTTCGGCTCGCCTAATTGATTGATGTGTTTGGAAACATTTCGCCCGCAATCGCAGCAATAGAGCGCAGTACCGCCCCTGATGCTATTTGTGTGAACCCCTTCGACGAACGTGCCATCCCAGTCGTAAACCTGCTTGAAATCGACGATTTCTTTCGTATGAATGCCGTTTTTGCCGTCACAATGTGGGCAGCGTTCAGGGTTAGCCATCTTCACTCCCCTCCCACCTTGTATTGCTCAAACCAGAACACAACCGGTGCATTAGTTGGCTGAACAAGCCCAAATGATTCTGCGGTGCGGTAACTACGTGATGCCCGACGCGTAACGTCAACCTGGGTAGCAATGCGCTCGCGGAATTGCTCAACCGAATCGACAGACTTAAACAGATTGCACGGCACGCAGGCAGGAAACAGGTTATCAACAGTGTCATTTTCCGGTCGCTCATGATCGCCAGTGGCAACCGTTCTCCGTGTGCCGTTCGCTCGCCGTGGACCAAACTCCCATTTGCGGTAAACGGCCTCAACGTGGTCAGCGTGCCAACCTTTCTCGGCCAGTTCGCAGCCGCAATAGGCGCACTTGCCGCCGAACTTCATGCGCAATTCCGCGCGCTGCTTTTTAGTTAGTGCCATCTTCCCCTCCCACGACCAGGGTGATGCCCTGCTCATCGCATGCTTGTTTAAACACTTTAAACATCGATTTGACGCCTCCATTGAAGTGCGGGCTGCCGGACAGCATTAGAGGCAACTTAACAGTGAGCGTCCTGGCCTCCAGTTCATCCAGCAACGTGAGCACGGTTGCTGGGTTTGTGAGGTCATTGAAGGAAACGCAGATTCTGATATCCTCCTGCGTTTCTGGGCTGACCTCACCTTCATCGTCAAACACTGATTCCATCAAAGTTAATCGTGCTCGCGAAATTAATGCCTTCTCCGCAGCATCCCGCAATGCGCGTTTGTCGATGTTGCTCGGTAAATCGTTCATGCTCGTGCACTCCCGAAAATTTTGTGGATGCGGTAGCCCTGCCAGTTCTGGCGGCACTCCTGAAATATGGTGTTTACGCCGTCACGGCTGACCGGTTTGCCTTCTTCTTCATCAGCTGGGATGTAAACGTTGGTACGCCAGTTACGCTCTCGCAGGATGATCTCGCCGTTTTTACGCATCTTGTGAGATGCAGCCATAACCTGAGATCTGGACACGCCAGTTGATTGACAGACCAGCTCAGCAGTGAATGAGCCGTAACAGTCCAGATACCATTCAATCGCTTCTCTTCCGGTCATCAGAATCCACCCCGCTTTGTCGGTTTATCTTCTCTCTCGCTACGACGCATGGCAGCAGCCTCCTGATCGCAATCGTAAATAGCGCCCTGACGCTGTTCGCAATACACAACACCTGTTTCACCGTGTCGGTTCAGGCGCAACAGCAACTCCGTCTCGCTCTGGTTTGCCGTTTCGTCGTAAGCGCCCTCGCGGTAGATGGCCAGCCAGTAATCGCAATCCTGCTCGACCTGTCCGGTATCTCGCGAATCACTCGGTATCGGACGTTTGTTCAGGCGCTTTTCCAGGTCACGGTTAAGCTGAGTTAGCAGCACCACTACGCAGTTCAGTTCTTTGGCGAGGTTTTTAAGACCCTTGGTTATCAGGCCGAAAGCCAGATCGTTACGTTCAGCCCGTTCAGGCGTCATAAGGGTCAGGTAGTCGACAAGGATCATCCCCACCTTTCCGCGCTCGCGCTTTATGCGACGGGATTCAGAGGCAACGTGAGCTAGGCTGATTCCAGGCGTGTCGTCAATGAGCAGATTGTTGGTTTCAATAAGGGCACCCATCACGGCTGTTGCCTTATTGATATCTGCATCCCAGTCACCGCGGTATCCGAAGTCATCCCGCGTCATATCCGGGTAGAACACGCTGGGGGAGATCCGACCCTGCTGGGCGGTGATTTTCTCCACCATCTGGCCTTCCGGCATTTCGAGAGAGAACATCAGCGCCGGCTCGTCTTCGACAGTTGCGCAGTTGACGCCCATCTGGGTGTACAACGTGGTTTTACCCATCTTGGGTCTGGCGCCAATTACAAACAGGCTGCCGCGAACGATGCGTTTAACGCCCAGCAAATCGTCCAGCGAGCCGATCCCGGTGGAAAGCCCGCGAGAACGCCCATCAGGTTTCATGCGTTCGCTGAATTCTTCCGACCAGTCACCAACTGCGTCATTGAATGTGCGCAGACCTACTTTGCGTCCCGTTTTGGCGTAGTCGTTAAGGTCCGTAAACAGCGCCTGGAGAGCCTCATATTTTTGGACTGACGACAGGCCGTTGCGAGCGTAAAGCAGCTCAGTGGCTTCGCTGAGACGTTGGATCCCATATCGCTCCATCGCAGCTTCGCGTACCGATTGTGCGTAGGCGACGATGTTGGCGGCACTTGGGGTGTTCTTCGCGATTTCTGCCAGGTAGGCAAATCCACCAACCTGATCGGAGATCCCCTTGCTTTCCAAGGCGTCGAACAGGGTCAACCCATCAACCGGTTTGTTGTCTCGGTACATCTGGCGCATCTCAGCAAACATCACCTGGTGGGCACGGATGTAAAACGATTCTGGTTTCAGGATCCCCAGGACTTTCTGGGTGCGCTCGCTGTTGTCGTCGTCCAGCAGCAGACCGCCGATGACGCTTTGCTCAGCCTCCAGGTTGTAAGGTGGCGCCATGATTTCAGAGGTCATCGCAAGCCCCCTCACGCGTTTTGGCATACACATCGACGTTCAGGAAGTACTCAAGGGACTTGCGGCGCCACGTGCGACCGGTGCGTTGGTCAGGGCGGTTCTCCAGCATCCAGCGGCAGTTGCTGGCGATGTAGTTCAGGTAGTCTTCCCAGTCGGTCAGGGTGAAGCCTGTACCACCTAACTGCCTGTTGGCCGCTGCCGCTTTCTTCCAGAACGTGCGGATTTGATTACGGCGCTTGTCAGTCAGGATCCGAATACCCTGGGCTTCTGGCAGAACACGGTGGTAAACATCGACAACCTGCTCGCAGCTGAGAGACGGTTTTTTCTGTTCAGGTTTTGTTGCTGCTGATGCACTCTCTTCTACGTCAGTAGAAGAGATATTATTATTTAAATTCTTTGTGGCACTTTGTTGGCAATCTGTTGGCACAATCTCCGCTAAAGGCAGCGTGACCACTGGGTTTACGTTGGCACTCTGTTGGCATTCTGTTGGCACAAAAAACTGCTGATAATCGTCATATTTAGTGACCGTTAACAGCGTGAATTTTTTATTCGTCAGGGTGGTTATCATGCCCATTTTGGTAAATTTATTGAGCAGGTATTTAACCCGATCAGGTGAGATACCAGTATCCTTCGCCAGCGTGTGGCGACCGGTAATTGTCTGACCGCGCCCAACCGGATATTCACCGAATTCAGTGGTGACCATTGCCGGCTCCGGATTGACGTCCATGATGAGGTGAACCCACAAATGCACCGCCTCGCTGTCGGTCTTGTAGAACGGTAATTCGCGTATTTTACGGTGCAGGAAGACCAACCCCTGCCCTGTTGGCTGCGGCTTCTCCATGGGCTGCTGAGCCCCTCTAAAATCTGATATGCGAAGGACGTTACTCACGATTGCTCTCCTTGCGTTTCAGCTCTTCCAGGATGGCGCGTAACTTCTCGGCCACGATCGGGTTAACGGAGCGCACGAAGCGATTACGAGTAATGTTTTTGTGTACAGTGGTATGGAAATGACCGGCATTTTTTGCCATTATTCCTCCTGCAATGAGTCCATAACGATTTGCATCTGAAGGCTGGTTCTGTTGGCGCAGACCAGCTTTCGCCCTTTCTGAATGCTTCACAAAACTCCTCCCAGCATTGACGTGACCATCGTCATCAACGGCCCTATTTGCTCCGGCATGAGCTTGAAAAGCGATGTAATACCCTCGCTTACCTCCTTCAGTTTTTGATGCTCTGGCGCGCCCAGCAGCACGGCTTGTTTGGCTTCGGTGCACTCCTTCATCGCTGCTGCAATGCGCGACATCGTGTCTTCCTGCGGCGCCAGGCGGGTACGGAACTCCAGCGGCAGAACAGCCATGATTGCCGGGGTCAGCATGCGAACGTTTTCAGCTGCGTACTCTGTCTCGCCGTCCAGCCAGCGGAATATCTTCTGCATCTGGCGATGCGGGTCTGTCGGGATGTCCAGACCTTCCCCTCCAGCGCGGCGCCACTCTTCAGCGATCAGCGCCGCAACGAATTCACGACTGCGGCAATCAGCTGCCCAGGCGCGAACGGCAGACCGGATGTCGTCGTGATTTATACCGTCCGGCTTGGCCTTCCGCTGATTTTCATAAATCAGAACAGGAGCATTTATTCCGGTACTCTGTTGATACGTAAGTGATTGCGTGTGCATTGCTTTCCCTTTCGTTGGAATAGCCGCCGGTCAGGCGGCGTGGTTTTTGGGGTGTGGAAATAAGTCGGGCAAGTCGGGGCGTATTTCGTGAGCTTTAATCTCACCGCCAGTAGCAGAAACGATCGCTGTTACTTTTTCTGGCGAAACAGAGCCGCCATTTAGCCACTTGTGTACTGCGGGCTGGCTAACACCACAAATCTCCGCAAGGCGCTTTTGGCTGCCAACAATTTTCAAAGCTCGTTGGATAACTTCGTTCATAGGGTTACCTATCCGATTACTGGAATAATCAAAAAATAACTTAAGTTATGATTCATGTCCATAACCTTCGTTATTTTACTTTCAATAACTACGGTTATAGATTGAAAAATATGAAAACATTCTCAGAACGCTTAATCGCAGCTATGAGCTCTGCTGGCCTTTCACAGGGCCAACTGGCCGAACTCGTGGGCATTTCTCAGCCAGCGATCCAGAAGATGACTTCCGGTAAAACAAGCGGGAGTAGGAAAATCGTTGAGATTTCCGGAGCCCTTGGCGTACGACCGGAATGGCTTTCTTCGGGTGAAGGAAGTATGCGGGCTGATGGCCAGGCACCCTCGGCTCCAATGCAAGTCAATAACAGCATCTACCGTGTTGAGGTTTTAAACTTGAGTGTTAGTGCCGGGCCTGGTGTTGTGAATAGTGAATTCGTTGAGGTTTTGCGTTCTGTTGAGTACTCAGTTGAAGACGCAAGGATGATGTTCGACGGCAGAAAGCAGGAACAGGTTCGTATCATTAATGTTCGTGGCGACAGCATGTCCGGTACGATTGAGCCAGGTGACCTTCTGTTTGTTGACATCAGCATCAAAAGCTACGATGGGGATGGTATCTATGCCTTCCTGTATGACGACACGGCACACGTTAAGCGACTTCAGAAGATGAAAGACAAGCTATTGGTTATCTCTGACAACAAGAGCTACACACCTTGGGAGCCGATTGAACGTGACGAAATGAATCGGGTGTTAGTGTTCGGCAAGGTGATCGGCAGCATGCCGCAGACATACAGGAAGCATGGATAGTCGATCTGTAATTGCCTAAAGATACGCTTGGGTGATGGGCAATATGTTCTGGTCAGCGCACAATTGACAGTAGTAAAACCTTTCTTGATAGGTCGTAAAAATCATCAAAGTCAATAGCTTAAATGCCAATGAGTAAGACTAGCATAAGGAATGGTATTGCCAATGCCGGGCAACATTTTACAAGTAACAGCCTATACGCGAAGAATGAATGATGGTATTACGCAGCCATTTCTTTGTTCTTGCGATGATGGAAACTCATACATCGTTAAAGGGCGACCGAAGCTACGTCAGGCTGAGTTAGCAGCCGAATGGATATCAGCATCATTGGCTAAAGCTATAGGACTGCAAATTCCTCAATATCAAATAGTTGAGGTTGGTTCTGATCTGATTGAATTCATGCCAGATTTGCGTGGCCAATTGGATCCAGGGTTAGCATTTGCCACTGCTTATATCGATGGCGCGTCGACAATTAATCTTCAGCAGGCTAGAAGTGCGATAGGCATTCCTGACCAAAAGAAAATATACTTTTTTGACCGCTGGATTTTGAATACTGACAGGTCACTTACCGAGTATGGCGGGAATGTCAACATAATATTTGACACCCTAAACAATAGGCATTACCTGATTGACCACAACCTTGCTTTCGATCAATCTGTAACGGAAGCTGAGTATGACGTTCACGTTTACTCACCAGCCAGAAGGCCATGGATATACGATCTAGTTGATTATCAGGAACTGCAGGACTTGTCTGTATCTGCATACGGCACTATAGATTCCATAATCGATGAAATCCCCCATAGCTGGTCATTAGAAAACGAGGTTGAAAATAACGCGCTTTTCGACCGAATTAAAGCTTCTCTTGCTAAGATAAATGAACGTGAATTCTGGAGTAGTTTGACATGACCACACCATGCCTATATAGCATAATTAGATATGCGCCATATGCTGAAACCGAAGAGTTTGCCAACATCGGTGTGGTTCTTTGTGCGCCTAAGATGGGAGAATTTCACTACCAATTAACTCAAAGCAACAATGCTAGAGTAAAAAATTTCTTTCAAGACGAAATTATCTTCCCACACGCTAAGGATGCGATTGCCAGAGAGCTGAAATTTGCCCAGGAACAGAGTCTTAAACTACCATCACCTGATAAATTAGCTAACTTCTTCAACTATTTAGTTGGTAAGAAAGAATCAATTATACATTTTAGCTCTGCACGAGTGATTTTGGCAGAAAGCCCACAGGAGGTTACGTTTGAGCTTTTTAACAAATTCGTAAACCACTCCGAAGTTACAAAAGAATCGCGTGAAGCAATTTTAACAAGAGAGCTTAAAAACCGCTTCTCATATTATAATGACCTTAGAAATGTTTTTAGAAAAGAAACGCTTGGTGGAGAATTAACGAGATTTTCTATTCCGTTTGTCGCTCGCCAAGATGGTGAAATTTTGTGTGCCATTAAGCCTCTGGCATTTACCCAAGACAAGCCGGAAAAAATGATGGAACATTGTGATTCATGGACTGCCAAGGTTCTCCGGGCAGCTAACGAAAAGATTTTATCGTTGTCAAATGTACTGTTCACAATAGACCCACCATTCCAGCCAACAGATCTGGAGGTAAAAGCTATGCGAGAGATTCGCAAAACATTTGATGAGAACGGGATTAACCACATAGAACACAAAGATGAATCATCAATAGTAACTTTTGCTAGACAAGCCATATAACTTAACCCGGCCACCGAGCCGGGTTTTTTATTGCTCTACTTATCGTCCTTAACCAGCAACCGTTTGATGAATTCAAGCTTCGCAGTCTGCCTACGCATCTCCAGGAGCTGTAATGCCTCATAAGCCTCAATCCCCACTAGCTGACTTTTCTCTAACCTGTCCAAATCAGCTTTGAGTAACTCGATTTCTTCATCTGTAACTGGTGGTCTCATATTCCTCTCCTCACAAGTTGTGCCGCATCCCTGTTCGCCCCCTTCCCTATCACGTTCCAGGTTTCGCACCGGTTGTGCTCAAGCTTGTCAACCAGATTATTTCTGGTGATCGGTAAGCGCTCGCCTATCAACTCGACGACCGCCAGGCAGATGGCGTTCGAAATCATCCCTTCCTTATCGTTACTCATCTTTATACGAAATTCAAATTGATGTTTTTTTGGCATATCACGCAGGTTTTACAAAAATAAATTCCTTTTGTTATCACTAGTTTATAACTTTTGTGATTATATATATAAACTAAGTTATTGCCACAATCCATAACTAAAGTTATCTTTATACCATCGCAACGAAACAGCGATGCGGCCACCAGAAGTTAAGCCGCGCCGGACGAGAGTCAGGCTGCTCATTAACAATCTGACATCTAACAGCGTCGATGACCTGTTCAGACCCCTACACGAAAACGTGGCGTATCACCGGGCGCGATCCGGTCGGTGAGAGAGTATCCCCGCGCGAGAGCGAGAACGGCGTGAGAACGGGCAACACTGGCAGGGTATGGCGCTGATTCAACTTAAAGGAGACATCGAGATGAAGCAATAAAGCGGATAGACCGCGAGTTGGATGCCTTTTAAGGCAGCGTGACGACGGCGTTATTACGGTCGAGTTCCCACGGCGGCGTAGTGAGGTAAAGGAGGCGTAAAGCATCACTAAGTGACCGGTTAGCGCCCGGGTAACGCATCAGCAGCTTCAAACGTGACCGGGTAACCGACGCTGGCCACTGCGAGAGTGTGGCGAAGGGCTTTGGGGTGTGGCTGGCAGTTGGATACTTGAGGCCATGTCGCCAGCGTAACCCCTTGCTGGGTCACACCACCAAAGCATTTCATGCCCGCCAGGCGGGTGACTTACGAACCGGGCGGCCATCCACCGCCCTTTTTTATGCGCACAGGTTTATTAACGTTCGGACGCCGGGAGAGACCGGGAGGATAAGATGGAAGTTACGCACAACGGCCAGCAGTACACCGCCAAACAGATCAGCGCTGACGAGTGGCAGCTGACATCGGTTTCTAACCCGCGCGACAAGCTGACGCTGAATCGCCAGCAAATGTCCATAGCAGGCCTTCTGGAGAAGGTGGAGGGAAAGCGATGATGCACCATTACGGTACCCAGACAGTGAATCGCGGCGCCGTGCAGCCGGGCATGCTGGTAAAGCACAAAGAAGCGACCTGGACAGCGTCAGCGAATATGCGCGGTCGCCTTTATCTTCACCGCGGCATTGAGCGCACTTACACCAGAGACCTGCTCGTTGAGGTCTATCTCGACGGACGCGGCAACGGCCTGAGCCACTAAATCCCCTATTCGCAAATCTGCCTGGCAACACGCGGGCGGGATTCCTGCACCCTTTTTCTGGAGGAACTATGCAGACATTAACCACCGCGGCGCCAGCGGTTGTCCATTGCGCAAAATGCGGTAACGAACGCCTGGCTGAGGAATGCGATGTGCGCACCATTCACACATCGATGGCCAGTCGCCCTTCTCACTTCTGCCATGACAAAGGGTGTGCTGAGCGTTACTTCTTGCTCCACCCGGCGCAGCGCACCAGAACGAGGCGGCGCGCATGGTAAGCCGCGAAGAAGCAATGACGATGGTCGCCAAGCTTTGTCTGCTTTATGGGCTTCAACCAGAAGACCTCGAACAGATAGCCCACCAGCTTGCCGAATTTGATGCAGTTAACGACGCTGTTACAGGAGAACGGAACCATGTTGCGTGTCATTGATACCGAAACCACAAGCCTCGAAGGCAGCGTACTGGAAATCGCCAGCGTCGACATCATCGACGGCGTTATCTGCAATCCGATGAGCGACTTCGTGAAGCCTACCGAGGCTATCAGCTTTGAGGCGATGGCTATCCACCATATCACCGAGGATATGGTCGCTGACGCCCCGCTGATTAGCGAAGTGATTCATCGTTACCTGGGTGCGACGGCTTATGTTGCGCACAACGCGAAGTTCGATAAATCGAAGCTGCCGCAAATCGACGCGCCGTGGATCTGCACCGCCAAACTGGCGCGCGTTCTTCTCCCTGACCACCAAAGCCACAGTAACCAGTACCTGCGTTACAGCCTGGGCCTCAAACCCGAACTGCCTGAAGGCCTGTATGCACACCGTGCGCTGTACGACTGCTACGTAACCGCCGAATTGCTTCTGTACATGGGCCGCCTGGCGAAGTGGACGATGGGTGAAATGCGCGCCATTTCTAACAACCCATCACTGATTAAGGCGATCCGCTTCGGCAAGCACAAGGGGCTGACGTTCGAAGAGATCGCCAAAATCGACGCCGGGTATCTGCGCTGGCTGTCGGCCAATAGCGATGACGAAGACATTCTCTTCACCATCAAGCACTGGCTTAGTCGGGGGTGATGCATGGCGATGATGACACTTATCCTTGCCGACTCCGGGTATGGAAAGACCTATAGCATCCGCAACGTGAACCCGGAAAGCGCCATACTGGCCCGCTGTATCCGTAAAGCTCTGCCGTTCAAAAATACGGGCTGGAAGCTGCATGGAAAACGCCTCCCCGATAACTCCGTCCAGCGCGGCAACGTGGTGGATATTCGTAATGCCAGACACCTCTTTGAAGTGATACAGAATGCAGCCCGCAGCGGTCGCCGGATGCTCATCATTGATGACTTTCAGGCCATCATGCAGCACGAAAATATGGATCGCGCCTACGAGACTGGCTACACGAAATTCACCGAAATGGCCGAGCATGCCTGGAGGATTATTGAGGCGGCCACACAGCTTCCCGATGATTTCCGCGTTTACTTTCTCGCTCACACCGAAGAGAGCGAAGGCAAAGTGCGCATGAAAACGGTAGGCAAGATGCTGAACGAAAAGCTTACCCCGGAAGGCTACTTCCCGATCGTCCTGCGCATCATCAAGCGCGACGGCAAACACCTCTTCCTGTTGAAGGGCGACGACAACGACACCGTGAAATGCCCTCCTGACCTGTTCGGCCCGGGCGTGAATGACATGGACAACGATCTCGCCGCCTTCGACAACGCAATTTCTGAATTCACTGACTTATAAGAGAGCAACCATGAACCAGCAACCTATCGGCTTTTCCTGGAACCAGCAGGCGTCTGACGCTGCGCTTAAAGCCGGCGCTTCTGCCGGTATTTCTGAAACTGGCGCTTACGAGGGCAACATCCTCTCAGCGGTGTATGAGTTCGGTAAAGATGGATCCCAGTCTCAGGCGCTCGTCCTCTCGCTTGATGCTGACGGGCAGAAAGCCAATTTCCTGCGTATCAACTTTATCGGGCGCGATGGCAGCCAGACATTCGGCATGGGCCTGATTTCCGCCATTATGTGGGCCGCCCAGGTACGCGACGCGCAACCACAACAACGGCAGGGACAGAACGGCCCAGAATGGTACTTACCTGCGCTGGAAGGGAAACGTGTCGGCCTTTTCCTCCAGAAGATTTTAACAACGAAGCAGGACGGCAGCGGCGATAGCTACAAGTTTGAGGTTCGCCACGTGTTCCAGCCTGTCTCCCGCCTGACCTACAAGGAAAGCAAAGAGCAGACGCCAGCTGAGACGATTGCCACCCTGGAGCGAACCGTTAAAGACAAAGACGAGCGGCGTCCACACGACCAGTCACGCGGCGGATGGGAAGCTACCAGCAACCAGAACAATGGTGGCTGGGGCGGTCAACAGCACGACCCCAATGCTGTTCCAGACTCTCGCCTGCAGCAAGCGTCTCGTACACACGCCCAACAGCAGCAAACACCTCAATTCGACGACGATATCCCGTTCTGACGTTTACCGGGGTGACCATTCCGTCACCCTGACTGGAGCCCCTCATGAACGAAGAGTGGACCGAACAAGATATGGCGCTGCTGGCTCTGTTATCGAATGAACACGTCGCCGAAATGACTTGTCGTTCACTCGAGGACATAGGACAGCGCCGTCTTGAAGAAAATTATCGTCGCAACAACTGGCCCAAGTACGACCCGGAGCGTCCCTGATGGCAGATTTTACAGGAAGCAACACCCCTGCCGAACAACGCGACAGCTGGCGAACACCGCCGGAATTGTTCGCAGCACTTAACGCCGAATTTATCTTTCAACTGGATGCGGCAGCCACTGAAAAAAACCGTTTATGTCGCCTGTTTATTTCCGAAGAACAAAATACCCTCACAACCTCCTGGGCTGAAGCCATGGGTCACGCTGAGGGTTATGTCTGGCTGAACCCGCCCTACTCAGATGTTGGGCCATTCGTCGAAAAGGCGGCTGACCAAAACCGGTACGGATGCATCGGGTGCGTGATGCTTCTTCCTACCGACATCTCAGTTGGATGGTTTCGCCAGGCCATAGAAACAGCTAGCGAGGTGCGCTTCATTACCGGCGGCCGTTTGACGTTTATCAACCCGGTCACCGGTAAGCCAGTGTCGGGAAATAACAAAGGTTCGATGCTCATAATCTGGCGACCGTACCCGCGCACACACTGCCACTTCGCAACTGTGGATCGGGATGATTTGATGGCTTTCGGGGCGAAACTTCTCGCTCGTAGGGAGGCAGCATGACCCTAACCCACCGAATAACCAGGTCGCTAATGCAGCCTTTTTTCTTGCTGGCGTTCACCTTCAACCTAATTAACCGACAGTTCAGGGAGTGACCCATGGCTCACAACAAATTCACCAATCGCAAAGCGCGCATCGTAAAGAAGTTCAGCAAATCGGCGATGAGACTACTCATCCAGCTAAGACCGAGAAGCATCAACCGTGAAGATTTCAGCATGGAATATATCGACTTCAAAGGTCGACATGGAACGGTTTATCTCGACGAATGGCATCTGTAGGATGCACCGGATTACTGGACTGGTGAGCGCGATAGCTACGATGCCTTTTTCGCTCTCCATGACAACTTGATTACTCAGACTCACGACTTTGAAGCCGAGATTGACGCACGGAATGAGGCTAGATGGGACGCGGAAATCGATATCACCCCTTTCTGCTCACCATGGCGGATCGGTAACGTAACCCGCGCGCAAATTATTAGCCACTGCCGGCAGCTTGTATCTGCTGGCATAAGTTGGGACGCATAACATGGCAGATTTTGCAGACGACGCATCAGCCGTCGAAGAGTTGTCATACAGTGTGACAATACCTTCATATAGACGAAACCCAAAATTCTCATAAGCATGAACTGCTTATGAGATGTGAGACTATGCAACAGAGAATGTTACTGAATTAAAGTTTTATAAGTGAGTGTCGATAACAATATATACATCATTAACTTAGGCGGAACAAAATGCTAAATTTCGACCCAATGCAACCCTACTCAACTTATGATTTCTATACAGGAAAGAATTTGGATGAGTTAACTGTTTCTGAGCTTGCCTATGTTCATTTATATACCATAACAGACTCTATCAGACTTAAAAACTGCAACTTGTCATCTAGTCTAAAAGACCTAAGAGAAACTCTAAGCGCATCATTCAGTAACAGCAGAACAAATCAATACGTCCCCCTAATGACATCTTTTGCTATGCTAGACCAAATGGGGACCCTTTATACCCCGAAAGGAATGTCTTCTAATAAACAAAATGGAATCAAGCGATGTCTTGAACTCAATACAAATCTTCAAACGAATGATATTGAATCATTGGTATCATTAAGAAATGGCCTCTTACATAATGGAAGCTTATTATGCGAGGCTCAAAACCACAAACAAATCAATGTGATATATAGATTAACCAAGGAAGGCAATACACTTATAACACACCCCAAGACCACTTGGGATGGTATCTATCATGATAATTTAAATGACTATCTATCAACCGTAAACTTGGTAATGCTGAGGAATTTAGTTTTCAAGGTATATGACGATATCTTTAGCTTATTAATTAATAATAATTTAAACATAGAAATCACCAATCCTAAAGAATTATATTTCAAATATCTGTTCGCACGAAAACTCTGATAGAAACTCATTGTGCCAATACCATATGCTAGATATCTAGATGTGAAGTAATAATCCCGAAATGCTCCATCGCTTGCTCGATAAGAGAAACGTAATTACTGGGGCATTCATACACCCTTGAGTCCTGAGAAATGCGGTTCGGAGCTCGTCTCATCTTTAACCCATGCAGATGCTTAACATGAGCGATATGGCATGTTTTAACACTGACGCAATTCTGAGCTTTGATGTATTCCTAGATCTGCTTATAGGTAGCCATAACAACCTCCCTTTCAATGCAACTCAATATATCTGACGACTTACGCAACTGATAGCCAGTTATGAGCTGGCTAATGGGTGCGAAAACCCATCATCCATTGTTGTTATGGCCCCGCACGTCGGGGCATTTTTTCTGATTTCGAATAATCAACACGTCAATGCAGCCTCGCTTATAATGCCGGGCGGCTAAGGAGTTCTTATGGCAAAGCTTCTCAACCTGCAGGAATGGGCTGCCGGGGTTTACTCCACTCCCCCTTCTTTATCCACTCTGCGACGCTGGGCGCGGGAGGGCCGCATTTATCCTGCTCCAGAACTACACGGCAAAGAATACAAGTTGCAGCCTGATGCCATTTACGCGGATCCGCGAAAGAAGAACCTTCGCATTAAACCCAATCACACCAGGCTGCCAGCTGGCGGCACATTGTTGGAGAGACTGACCAATGGCGAAAAGGCCAGAACGATACGACGCTAACTTGCCTCGTAACCTGACCTTCCGCAGAGCCAAGCACATTTACTCCTGGCGCAATCCGATCACCGGGCAAGAGGTTTCGCTCGGTCGAATTTCAAGGCGTGACGCAGTTGCTCAGGCCATTGAAGCAAACAACTACATCGACCAGAACTATCTCCCATCATCTCTACTGGAACGCATCAAAGATGCACCAACTTTCACAATAGCTTCGTGGCTGGAACGGTACGAAGTGATCCTCGAACGCCGTGAACTGAAACCAAATACAATGAAGGTTAGGCGAAACCAGATTTCTACCATAAAGGAAGAGTTCGGGAATTTACCGATCACTTCTGTCACAACAAAGGACATTGCCTCATTTTTGGAGGTATACATCCAGTGCGATAAGAAGAGCATGGCATCTGGCTTACGGTCGGTTTTAATGGATATGTTTCGAGAGGCGATTGTAGAAGGTCATATTGAAAGGAACCCGGCAGAACCAACGAGAACGCCGACACCCAAGGTTAAACGGGAGCGTTTGTTGCTTGAACACTTCCTCGTTATCCGCGCGGCAGCGGTTACACATTCCGAGTGGTTGCCGAACGCATGCGATCTAGCCCTGGTGACTGGTCAACGCCGCGAGGACATTTCGCTTTTCCGGTTCAGTGATGTGAAAGATGACAGGCTATTCGTAATGCAGGAGAAGACCGGGCATAAGCTTGCGCTGCCTTTGAATCTGAAACTGGAAGCATTAGGTTTGGTGTTAGGTGATGTGATCGAGCGTTGCAGGATCAATAACCCATCAGACTTTATGCTTTATTCGCCTGTCAGGCGTGGGGGAAGGAAACCTGGTCCGCTTACCCCTAACGGTTTGACCCAAGCGTTTTCAGACGTCAGAGATGAGACAGAGCTAAAGTTCGGATCAAACCCGCCGCCTTTTCATGAAATCAGGAGTCTGGCCAGTAGAGTGTATGAAAAGGAGCGTGGAGAAGAATTCGCGCAGCGATTACTTGGACATAAAAACATCGCCATGACCAAAAAATACCTGGACGCACGCGGTGCAGAATATGTTATGGTTTGAACGCAATATAAGGTTTTCGGGAAAATTTCGGGAAATTTCGGGATAACCCCAATAAAACTCTTATATTTCAAAGATATAAAAAAAGACCGAATACGATTCCTGTATTCGGTCCAGGGAAATGGCTCTTGGGAGAGAGCCGTGCGCTAAAAGTTGGCATTAATGCAGGCTAAGTCGCCTTGCACTTTAAGAATAGATGACGACGTCAGGTTTTCCAGTTTGCAGCGAGTACGCTCTGAAAAATCAGGCTACCGTCACGCTTAAAAATGTTAAAACCGCAAGACTTATTAAATTAAGCTTGCGGTTTTTTATTATTTATCAGGAAGTTATTCCTATTTATTAACAAAGCTTCTCTGCTCGGGTAATAAACGGTGCCAGACTCATCTTTTCGCCTGGACGGGACGGATTATCAACCTGAATGATTGAAATAGGCTGCGCGGTGGTTTTGCCGCTTTTCACCTGCTGCTCGGCAACATCATTTAGCGGATATTGCACCAGCGTACTGGGATTAATGACGTAGAGGGCGTGTCCCGGGCGACACGTCAACATCACCTCTTCGCGATTGAATGCCCAGTTGTCCTTGCCAATTTCAAAGCGGCTTACCGTAATTACCGTTGGGGCCGCAGAGGCCGCCGCTGAGAAGGCGAGTAATAACATCAATAGATTTTTTTTCATCAT